TGGTGTCAGAGGGGCATGTGGACGCGTGGATGGACACCATCCCGCTCAAAGTTGCGCGAGAAATTTACTTGCGTTTAGACGCCATCTTTGGAGCACAGAAATGAGCGGCACACCACTACGCCTCGCGGCGCAAATCCACAACGACATACAAGACCTGACCTTTGCACTGGAGTACGACGAGCAGGGTGTGCATCACCATATCCCCGAGCGCGTGCAGGAGTGGCTGGGCAAGCTGTATCTCAACACCGCGCTGCTGCATAAAACATTGAAAGAAGAACGTGATGCGACTAATAGCTGACCTACTCGCCCTCATTGGGCTTGTCTCCACCATCATCGTGGCGGGGTTCTATGTGGGTTACGCCACCTACGCGCCAAAGTGCGGCACTGTTGCCGCAGTATTCACAAAGGAGTGCAAATGAAATTTCCTGAGCATAAATGCGGCTTGCATTTGTCGCACAACGCGCACCGCGATGTGTACGAAATTGTTCAAGATTATTATGAACCTGATGACTTCATATCGTCCACAGACCGACAAAAGTGCATCGACACCGATGATGTTTGGGAGTTGCAGTGGTATCCCGACACACCCATTGGCTTCCATCGAGTGCTTGGTTCATCGCTTGAGCTGGTGATGGCGGAAGCATTAAGAATTGAAACTGAATATGAGGAGTGCAAATGATTGAAGTTGTAAAGAAGCTGTTGGCTACGCCAACCCCGTTAGAGATGGCAGCGCGTGAGTTGGTGAAAGCACAGCGCGAGAAGCTTGAAGCTGAGTCTGCATTGGACTACGCATACAGCATCGTTGAGTACAACAACCAACGAATCGAACGGTTGAAGCAACGAGTAACCGAAATGAAGGAGCAAGCATGAATACGCCGCCTGAAGTATGGGTAATCACTTGGGAGTACTTGGACAAAAGCGATTACGGGATTGTTGGTGGCCTTGCATACGAGGACTTCAACGCAGCAACACACATTGCCCGAACTTTGTCAGAGCAAGGCACGGGTAAAAATTTTACGGCAGTCAAACTTGGTTTAGTTACAGGAGCATTGCAATGAAAGAAGACACCACACCCATCGACCCCACATGGATGGAACGAACAGGCGGCTTTGCCCGCGACATGACCCTGCGTGATTGGTACGCTGGGCTGGCTTTGCAAGGAAGGGTTGCAAATGCGGCTTCATTTGTAAAGTGGAATAGCCAAAAAGCCTATGAATTTGCAGACGCAATGCTGAGAGCGAGGGAGGCGAAATGATACTTACACCACAGCAGATGGCAGAGTCGATATTGAAAACACTGGAGGATGTTGTTGCCGACATCTATCCGCCCGAAGAACGCGAAGAAGCCAAGGCCCGCATCCTTGATGCATGGAGCGCGGAGATGTTTTATGGGAGCAAGCGAAATGAACAGTAAAGAATTTGAAGATAGACCCATCGCGGTGATATACGAACGAGGAATGTTCCATGCTCGTGAAAATTGCATCCATTTTGTGATGATGGGCACTCAAGAGCCGGTGCAGACCGCCACCCTCAAGGCTTTAGAACGCGACCGCCTACGCATTGCCAAGTTGATTGCGGGGGAAGACCCAGACCTGCGCCGACTGGTTGACTCCTACACGATGGCAAGCGAGGAGAACGAGGTATGAACAAACGAGACATGAAGAGAGACGCGGAGTTGGCCGAGCAATGCTATGTCAACCCCTCTGAATTTGACTACAAAAAATATGCCGCCCTTATCCGTTCTGATGAGCGTGAAGAGTGTGCCAATCTGTGCGATAGGTTCGCTAATCGAATGATGAGCGCAGAAGAATGTGCAGACGCAATCAGAGCAAGGGGGCAAGCATGAAACAAGATGAAATTATTGAAATGGCTAGACAGGTTGGACTTCATATCGCAACGGATGTGAACTGGATGCCAATCATTGGAATTGAGTACGCTGAAGCCTTTGCCAAGTTGGTAGCCGCACACACGCTGATGAACATTGACCCAAGCAAGTTTATTGGCGGCTATCAAGAAGGGTATGAGGCGGGTGCAGCGCATGAGCGTGAAGAGTGTGCAAATATTGCAATGAAATATGAACCAATTGAAAGGCATCGAGACGTTACATACGCCTCTGATGCAATCAGAGCAAGGAGCAAAGCATGAATGACGACGATACCGACAGCGGCGGGGACTTCTTCTTTGACTTGATAAAGACAGTCGTTGCCATGTTTTTCTTTGGGCTGTTTGTCTCAGTGATAGGCGGCGTTGTGTGGGGGTTAGTAGCATGAAAGAAAAGTACAAGTTTGAATATACCGATTTACGGGCTATGTACGGCTCAACGGCTGTCGAGCTTGAAGAGCCTGAAGTGAAGTGGGAATTCCTTGAGCACCACCAGTACGACATTGCCGCCGCAGCAGTGCAGTTGATTGGGATTACGGTGTTGCTGTTGGTGGTGTTGCTATGACTTGGGTTATAGACGTGCGGTACATCGACAACGACATCAACAAATCTGTGGGACAGAGCGTAACTCTGACTGATTTTTTGCTTGAGCATCACAAAGATGATGCGCTTGATATTCGGGTCGAGGTATTCAAAAAAATCCTGCAAGACATAGAACGTAAGAAACGCAAAATGGAGCAACTATGAAAACTGAAGCCCAAAAAGTGTGGGATGCATTGAAGAAAATATACGGTACGAACCTAACCGCAGCGGTTTCCAATGTGGTGCTGGTTGACGGGCACAAGCTGGAATACATAACCGTAGTGCTGCCGGGCGACTTAAATAAAAAGGACAAGGAAAATGAAAACACCTGAAGACGAAGCGTTTGATGACCTTGCCCGCAAGCAGGGTATGTGGGGCGGTGGCTTTCAGGCCAAGCGTGCGGCGGCTGCGGACAAACAAGAGCCGTGGGATTGGGCAGCGCATGAGTACGATGGCGTACACCGTAAAGCACAGCCAGCGCAGGAGCCTGAGATGCTGACCATCGCATACCAAAGCGGTTACTACGACGGCAAGAAGGCAGCACTGGCTGGGCGGGAGTGGAACTTCTGTGAACGCTGCGGTAAACGCACGGCAGACCTGACTGTTATCCATACCTGCACACCACCACAGGATGGCGCATGAACCTTAACCAAGGCAAACTTGTTGATGGCTTAGTTGAAGACCTACTCAACACAATTCACAAATACGATGACAGCCTGTACATGGCAACCGTGATTGGTTGCTTGGAGTTTGTTAAGCAGCAACTGATTGATGAAGCGAAGGAGGAGAACAATGGAACGTGAAGCATTGAAGCTGGCTGTTGATGGACTAGAAAAAATACTGCATACGTTTGCAAAAGACGGCAAAGTCGTGATGGCATCCATGATAAGGAATGAGTTGTTCGCAGAAGTCAATTCACTTTTGCAACAAGCTAAAGCAGCATTGGCACAGCCAGCGCAGGAGCCTGTGGCGCGTGTTCTACAAATTATTAAGGAGTTACGCCCTGCCATCAAGCCGATGGAAGGTATGGGCAAAGGCAAAACCACTACTGAGTGGTTTGACATTTTGGTCAAGGAGATTGAGCGCATACGGCCAGCGCAGGAGCCTTATGACCAGACCGCGCTTGAACTGTGTAATGTATGCGGCTGGAAAACGCTGATACCCGATGATGGATGCTTGAACTGTGAACGGGCACAGCCAGCGCAGGAGCCTGTGGCGTTGGTAATTGATGGCTTTTTAATAAAGTCTGAATTGCCTAAAGAATACACGGGGCATCTCTACACCACCCCACCAAAGCGCGAATGGGTAGGGCTGACGGATGAGGAGTTGCTGCACATAGGTGTTGCAACGGGACTGGAGCGTGCGGCAGCGGAAATGATTTCAAACAAGCTGAAGGGGAAGAACACATGACTAAAGAAGAAGCCCTGCGCATCATCAAGCTGTTGAGCGCAATGGAATCGTGGGCATATAGCCAGCCCGACAGCAGAAGGCTTCCCGACTACCTAGTGGAAGACGTTGCCAACGCAATGACGGTGCTTGAGCGCTTCGTTTTAAAGGAGAAAACTGAATGAACACAGAAGTAATCATTGACTACGCAAAGCCGTGCATGGACGCCGAGAAGGCGCTGCGGGACGCACACAACGCCGTTTTAGAGCAGAACCTGGACCTAGCCATGACCAGGACAATGGATGCCGTCATCTCTGCACGCTTGATGTACAGCTCCCTGCGCCACATGAAAGAGAAGCAGCGTGATTGAAGAGAAGCCGCCATACCCGAAGTGTTTCGACAACCAAGACCGCTTTGACGAGTGGAAGGCCAACGCCCGCATAACGGGGCTGGGCAGTGCGGGGTATTGCGCGGACTGCAACCCCAAGCACAAGGCGCTGATGCTGCGGCATAAACGCTGCGAAAACCCAACCGTTATGTTTGAGCTGGACTCCGAAGGAAACACAGTGGGGTACATCCCTGAAGTCCGGCGGATATCCATCCCCGTGACGGAGAACATTGTGCACAAGTGGCTCAAGCCTGACGAGCAATCAGCAGTTAAATACCTTGGCCCAACCAGCGCTTGGCATCCTGTGCCGGGCACATTTGACCGTATACCTTTACCAAAGAAAGAGAGTAAGAAACTATGAGCGCAGACCAAGAGCAAGTGGGCGGAACCCACTACAAAGACATGCCGGTGCAGCCGTGGACTGTGATGCAGAACGTGCTGACACACAGTGAGTTCGTTGGCTTCTTGAAGGGCAACATCATCAAGTACAGCATGCGCCAAGGCCGCAAGGATGGCAGCGACGATGCAGCCAAAGCCTTCCACTATTTGCAGAAGCTGAACGAAGTGTTGGATAAGTAGACGGGGGCATAGGACACGCCTGTAAGCCTAGTAGTTGTAAGCAGGTATGTTGGCAGTCCGGCCCCGTCTACTGAGTACGTCGGCCTGCTCTTTCCCTACAGCGAATCGAGGGGGCGCTGAAACTACTTTTCCCCCTCACCTATTTTAAGGAACACAGATGGCAGCAACACCAGAAAAGTTAGTGAAGAACAAAATCAAAGTGATACTGCAAGACGGTGGCGTGTACTACGCCATGCCGATTGGTTCCGGGTACGGTAACGCGGGAGTCCCCGACTTCCTTGCGTGTGTGAACGGGCGCTTCCTTGCCGTGGAAGCCAAAGCAGGAAAGGGAAAAACAACCGCGCTACAGGACGCGCACTTAGAAAAAATCAAGACTGCCGGAGGCGTATCAATGGTGGTGAATGAATTGAACTTAGACCAACTAAAGGAAACTATCCAATGGATGAAAAAGAAATGACAACATGGGGAGAAGAAGTGAGCAACCGAGTTGACGCGTTGCCGCTGGAGAGGCGGATGATGCTTGCCAAGTACATGGACATCCTGTCCCGCTGTATGGCAGCAGAAGAAGGCTACAAGGCGGTGCTCATCATTGAGACTGAAGACAGCGTAGCGCTGGGCGCAGTCAACGCAGACATGGCGGAGTCGCTGGGCATGGTGACGTTTGCACAAGAGCAGATGTACGAGTCGGTGATGGAGGGGCGTCCGCCCAAGGGGATGTTGAATTGAGCGCCCCCTACGACCGGATACTGGCTATTGATTTTGAAACCTACTGGGACAGCAAGGAGTACACGCTGTCCAAGATGACCACTGAGGAGTACATACGTGACCCGCGCTTTACTGCATTCGGTGCTTGCATCCATGAATTTGGAACCGATTTACGAACTCAATGGTATAGAGGAGATGAGCTTCATCGAGTCCTATCAACATACGACTGGGGACGAACAGCAGTCTTGGCACATAACGCCCAATTTGACGTGTCCATACTCTCATGGCGATACGGAGTCCAGCCCGCCTTCATCTTCGACACCCTATCAATGGCGAGAGCTTTACGCGGCGTGGAGGTTGGCAATTCCCTCGCAAAACTGGCAGGCGATTTTGGTCTTCCCCCTAAAGGGAGAGCCGTACATTCGACGGATGGACTGGCCGTCATTGACGCTGCGACAGAAAGAGAACTTTCAGAGTATTGTGAGCACGACGTATATCTCTGCGAAAAGATATTCGAGAGACTCGTACAGGGCTACCCTACATCGGAACTACGCCTTATCGACATGACGCTCAAGATGTACACGAGGCCCATGCTTGTGTTAGACCAGACCATGCTGGCCAAGGAGCTGATTGAAGAGCGCACCAACCGCGAAGCATTGCTGGCCAAACTCAACGTCGATGAATCAGCGCTGGCATCCAACCCGCAGTTTGCGCAGTTGCTGGAGTCCTTGCATGTGCCCCCGCCCATGAAGAAGAGCAAGACCACCGGCGACCAGACCTACGCGTTGGCAAAGAACGACGCCATGTTCCAAGCCCTGCTCAACGGGGACAACGACGATGTGCGCCTGCTGTGCGAAGCACGGCTGAAGGTGAAGTCCACGACCGAGCGCACCCGTGCGCAGCGGTTCCTTGACATTGCGCAGCGCGGCACGCTGCCTGTACCCTTGAGCTACTACGGGGCATTGTCGGGGCGGTGGACGGCATCCAAGGGCAGCGCCATCAATATGCAGAACCTGAAGCGCGGGTCGTTCCTGCGCAAAGCAATCATGGCCCCCGAAGACCATCAGATTGTGGTGGGCGACCTGTCCCAGATTGAGCCGCGTGTGTTGGCATGGCTGTCGGACTACACCGAAATGCTGGGTATCTTCCGAGCCGGAGGCGACCCGTATGCTGCCTTTGGTGCGCAGATGTTCGGCATCCCCGGCATGACCAAGGACAGCCACCCCATCCACCGCCAGTCGGCCAAGAGCGCGTTGCTGGGGGCAGGGTATGGGTTGGGCTGGGCGTCGTTCGCAGCGCAGCTTCTGGTGGGTTTCCTTGGCGCTCCGCCCCTGCGCTACACCAAGGCTGACGCAAGGCAGCTCGGGGTGACACAGCAGTACGTCCAGCGCTTCGTGGACTGGGAGGAGAACCTGACCAAGATGGCGGAAATCCCCCACACTTGCAGCGAAGGCGAGTTGCTTATACACTGTGTCGTAGCGAAGAAAATCATCGACGTGTACCGCGCTACAGCGGAGCCGGTGACCGGGTTTTGGGACATGTGCAGCGGTCTTATCGAGACTTCCCTGTACGGCGGCAAGGAGTACACCTACAAGTGTTTGACCTTCCGCAAGGAGCAGATTGTGCTGCCAAACGGCATGAGTCTGCTCTACCCCAAGCTGCGGCGTAAGAAGGACGAGACGGGTCGGCAGCAGTGGGTGTACGGCGAAGACGAGACCAAGCTGTACGCTGGCAAGGTGACCAACAATGTGACGCAGGCGGTTGCGCGGATTGTGATGACAGATGGTATGCTACGGGTGTCAAAGAGATACCCTGTGGTGGGGACGGTGCACGACGAGCTTTTGGCCGTTGTGCCCGACGAGGAAGCAAATGACGCTAAGACTTGGGTCTTGGCGCAAATGGTCATGGAGCCACGGTACATGCCGGGGATTCCATTAGGCGCTGACGGTGGCGTTCACCGTAGGTACGGGTTAGCTAAAAACTAGGAGAAGCATGAAAACAGGAACTACACCAGCAATACCCCGCCTTATCAGGGTGGGCAACAAACGGTACTCCGTTGAAGTTGTAGAGGCGCTACTGGACAAGCAAAACGTAGCACGCATTCAGTACGATGAACAACGCATCCAGCTAGGTCTACGCAACGGGCAGACCAACCGCAGGCTACCTGCATCGGAAGTGCAAGATTCGTTTTGGCATGAGCTAGTGCACGCAATTCTTTACGACATGGAGCGTCACAACCTCAACCGTGATGAATCGTTTGTCATTGGGTTTGCCAGCCGCTTATCCAAAGCAATCGACTCAGCGAGGTTCTGATGGTCAACGTCACATGGTCGCACTCAGGCTTGAAAGCCTACGAGCAGTGCCCCCGCCAGTACTACGAAGTATCGGTGCTCAAAAATTTCCCTAGAGGCGATACAGTGGCAACGCTGTACGGCAAGGAGCTACACACCGCTGCGGAGGAGTACATACGGGACAACAAGGCGCTGCCCAAGCAGTTCGAGTTCATGCAGTCAATGCTCGATGCGTTAATTGCCAAGCCCGGACGCAAGCTGTGCGAACATGAGATGGCGCTCACCAAAGACCTGAAGCCCTGCGACTTCAACGACCCCAATCGGTGGGTGCGCGGGATTGCTGACTTGATTATTGTTAACGACGAGAACCTGACCGCAAGGGTGATTGACTACAAGTCCGGCAACAACAAGTACCCCGACAGGGAGCAGCTCAAGTTGATGGCCTTGATGATATTCGCCCACTTCCCACACATCCGCAAGGTGAGTGGGGCGCTGCTGTTTGTGGTCAAGAACGACATGGTGCGCCAAGACCTGACCATCGACAAGGCCGAGGCCGAGTGGTGGAACTATCGAAAGCGCGTAGCTCGTATTGAGCAAGCACACGAGACAGGCGTGTGGAACCCCAAGCCAACCCCACTATGCGGTTGGTGTCCTGTAGTGAAGTGTCTCCATAACCCCAAGCATTGAAAGGACGTACTGTGGCAACCCGTGACTACAAGAAGGAATACCAACAAGACCTCAAGACCGGCAAGTCCGGGCCGGGGTCAGACCAACATGAGCGCCAACGTGCGCGACGCAAGTACGACAAAGAAGGCATCGACCGCGCTGGCAAAGACATCGACCATATCAAACCCCTACGCAAAGGCGGCAAGTCCACACCGGGCAACCTGCGGTTGCGAAGCAAGTCAGCCAATCAAGGCGACAACAAGTGATGTGCACTGCGCAGACTTCGACGAAGACTGCGCATACGTTCCAAATAAAACAAAGTGCTGGTTGTACCAGCCGGAGAAGGGGTTATGCCCCTATCTCCAAGGAGAAGTAAATGGAAATTATTGACGACAAAGCGCTCTTACTAAAAACTCGCAACCCACACAAGTACGCAATCATCCCGAAGCACAAGGTCGTTAGCGAGAGCAACGGCACGTATGAGGTGTTGGTTCACTGGGGTTTAGAAGAGACGCAGGTGCTGCGCAACCTTGGCGTAAAGGATGTGCCCTCGCCCATCACACGGCGCTACAACTGGCCCGGCAAGTACAAGCCGATGGCACACCAGATACAGACAGCGGACTTCCTCACGCTGCACCGCAAGGCGTTTGTGTTCAGTGAACCCGGTACAGGCAAGACGTTGAGCGCTTTGTGGGCCGCAGACTACCTGATGAACATCAAGCATGTTCGCCGTGTGTTGATTCTGTGCCCGCTGTCCATCATGCACAGCGCGTGGTTGGGCGACTTGAGCAACAGCGTTATCCATCGGTCGGCGGTGGTGGCCCACCACACGCAGTCGTCGCGGCGTATTGAGATGGTGCAGGAAGACTACGAGTTCGTCATCGCCAACTATGACGGGCTGAACCTGATTGCCAACGAAATCATCAACGATGGGCGCTTCGACTTGGTGATTGTGGACGAAGCCAACGCCTACAAGACCCCGACGACCAATCGCTGGAAGTCGCTCAAAGCCATTCTGAGGCCGGAGACTAGGCTGTGGATGATGACCGGCACGCCTGCATCGCAGTCGCCCGTGGATGCGTACGGTCTGGCCAAGCTGGTCAACCCCGGCGGTGTGCCTAATTTTTATACAGCGTGGCGGGACAAGGTGATGCTCAAGGCCACCATGTTCAAGTGGGTTCCCAAGCCCGAGGCCAAGGCGCTGGTGCTGGAGGCGCTACAGCCCGCCATACGCTTCACAAAGGAGCAGTGCCTAGACCTACCGCCAGTGATGACAATGACGCGCACCGTGGCCCTAACGCCGCAGCAAATCAAGTACTACAACGCACTCAAAGACCGGCTCATGGTGGAGGCAGCGGGCGAGACCATCACGGCAGTCAACGCGGCAGCAGGGGTCAGCAAGCTGCTGCAAATCAGTTGCGGCGCTGTGTATACAGACGACAAAGACGTTGTGGAGTTCGACGCTACCCCGCGCCTGAACGAGCTGAACGCCATACTGGAGGAGACCGACCGCAAGGTGCTGGTGTTTGCCCTGTTCCGCAGCAGCATCGACACCATCCACACGCACCTGACCAAGCACAGCATCAGCGCTGAGTGCATTCATGGTGGGGTTTCACCCACCAAGCGGGCGGATATCATCCGGCGCTTTCAGCACGAACCCAGCCCCCGCGTCCTTGTCATGCAGCCCCAAGCCACCGCCCACGGGATTACCCTAACTGCCGCCGACACGGTGGTGTTCTTTGGGCCGTTGATGAGCGTTGAGCAGTACATCCAGTGTATTGCGCGGGCTGACCGCAAGGGGCAGAACGCCGACAAGGTGTCGGTCTACCACATCGAGAGCAGCCCGATTGAGAAGAAAATGTTCAGTGCGTTGGTCTCAAAGGTGGATGACAACTTCCTTTTGACCGACATGTTTAAAACCGAAATTAGCAATTAAGAAAGGAGTTGCAGACGCCGAAAAATCGTGTACACTTGTCAAACACTAGACACAACAACAGGAGAAGTAGATGACTGAAGAAGCTATCCCCATTGATAAGCTGACCAAGATTTACCGCAAAATCAAAGCGGAAATCGACCAACTGACCAAAGAGTACGACACGCGAGTGGAAGAACTCAAGGCATCGCAAGACGAGATTAAGTTTGCGATTAAAGACCAGATGAAAGCGCTTGGCGTTTCGTCTGTGAAAACCGAGTTTGGCACTGTCTCAATGGCCAACAAAACGCGGTACTCCACCCAAGACTGGGACTCGTTCAAGACGTTCATTGTCGAGCACGATGTCGTGGACTTGTTGGAGAAGCGGATTGCCCAACTGAACATGGCCAAATTTTTAGAAGACAACCCCGGTGTTGTTCCCCCCGGTCTCAATGCTTTTAGCGACTTTGAGATTCGTATTACCAAACCACGTTAAGAGAGAACCCATGAGCAACCTTGCTACATTCAACCCATCCAAAGTCCCAGCCTTTGCACGCAACAACGCACTGTCGGATACCGCCCGCGCACTGGCCGGTAGTGATTCCGCTGGCGGCGGTAAGCGCATCTCCATCAAGGGCGGGGTGTTCCGTCTGCTGAGCGAAGGCAAAGAGGTGGCCAGCATTGAAGAGCGCCACTTGGACGTCATCATCATCAAGGCAGCGCCGAAGGTGAGCCGCCAGTACTACTCTGCCAAATACGACCCGGATGCTGCTGCCGCCGCACCGGACTGCACCTCGGCTGATGGTGAGACCCCTGACAGCAACGTGAAGGCCCGTCAGTCGGCAAGCTGCGCTACCTGCCCACAGAACGTGGCAGGGTCAGGCCAAGGTAACAGCCGTGCTTGCCGCTATCAGCACAAGCTGGCCGTGGTATTGGAGAGCGACCCCGAAGGCGATGTGATGCAGCTCATCCTGCCCGCAGGCTCTATCTTTGGCAAGGCTGAAGGGGACAAGCGCCCACTGCAAGCGTACGCCCGCTATCTGGCTTCGCAGAACCCGCCCATCAATCCCGAGCAGATTGTGACCCGCATGAAGTTCGACACAAGCCAAGAGTCCCCCACGCTGGTGTTCCAGCCCGCCCGCTGGTTGACCGATGACGAGTACGAAATCTCCATGAGCCAAGGCAAGACTGCCGATGCCGAGCGTGCTGTTGGCGCAAGCGCCGCTGCTGTCGATGGTGCAGCCCCCATCAAGCTGGCCGGTGCACCGCCTGCCAAGGTCAAGGCCGCAGCAGCCGAGGAAGAGGAAGCCCCTGCACCCAAGCCTACCCGCGCCAAAGCTAAGCCAAAGGCTGAAGTGGTGGAGGAGGATGAGTCCGAGCCGGAAGTGCGCAAGGCAGCACCCGCTGCGTCTGCTGTGCCGGTCAAGTCCAGCAAGCTGGCCAGCATCGTGTCTGACTGGGACGACGAGTAATTTTTCGGGGGCTGAAAGCAGTAAAAAGCTCAGGGCTGGTACACCACGGGACTCATCGCAAGATAAAGCCGAAATAGACCACAGCCCCCACCTATAACTATGGCTTATTCACCAAAAATTAAGGAGCTTGTGGCTTCGTCCCCCAAGACGCTGGGCAACCAGCTCGGGCGGTGGGCAATCCACTTGAACTTCCCTGTTACGAAGATTGCGTACGCGCTGGGCGTAACGCGTCAGACTGTCTACAACTGGTTTGAGGGGCGGGACATTTTCCCTGCCTACCAGAACCGTGTTGAATTTCTTTTATCAATTATGCGGTCGTCGAAAACGGCAGACCAAGCGTGGAGAACAATATGCAAAGAGTACAACTTGAAGCCCTGAAACCCAGCATGCTGAGCGACGAAGAGTTCGCCAAATACGTCACGCTGCATACGCCGGAACAGTTGCCCATGTCGTGGGTGGCCGAGTTGGTTGAGCGCTTCATTGCAAAGCTGAAGACTGTTGACGCACTGGAGAGCGCTGTCGCTGCGCTTGAAGAAGAACTCCTCGACACCGCCGAATAACCCAACCCAAGGATTTCTATGGACGCGCTTGCTTTCATGGCGGCAGTCCTGCCACCTCCGGGTAATGGGCGTTACTGCGTGGTAGAGCTGACAAACAAAAAAGAACACGTATTCGTAAAGGAGATTGAAGACACAGAACCGACACTTGCACGCTGGCGTAAACAGAACTGCGACATCTACTTTGCGCTGGGCACATTTGGCGGCGAGGACAAGCGCGTTGCTACCAACAGCCAGATGGTCAAGTGCATTGCGATTGACGTTGACTGCAACCACCCACGCGACATACCGGACGAGAACGGCGTAGTCACACCCAAGGCGTACCCCGCTGCGCGAGTGGCGGCACAGGCCATACTGGACTTCTGTCAGGCAACAGGTCTGGCAGGGCTTGGCGAGCCGTGGATGGTGGCATCAGGCGGTGGCGTGCATGCGTACTGGCCCCTGACCGAGGCGGTCAGCATTGCCGATTGGAAGCCGGTGGCTGAAGCATTCAAGCGCTTATGTGTCTTGCACAAGCTGCACATTGACATGACGGTGACTGCGGATGCCTCACGGGTACTGCGGGTTCCCGATACGGTGAACAACGGGGTCAAGGGCAAGAAGCGTGTGCGTGAGCGCACCAATGTCCGGTTCATGCACGAGGGCAGCTACTTCGACATTGAGGACATCAGCGCCTTGGTGCACAAGGGCTTGGCCGGTACAGCGCTGGAGGTCAAGGCCCCTAAGCCGTCCAACACCCTGACACTACCCGGCGTACGCCCAACGGCAAGCGTAGCGGCGCAGCCCATCACGCTGTACCCCAACAGCAGCACCAAGTTTGGCAACATCTTCAAGGCAACTAAAAAGGGTGCGGGTTGCGAACAGCTTGCACACTATGTCGAGAACGCTGACCAAGACGGCATGGAGCCGCTATGGCGCGGGCTGTTGAGCATTGCCCAGAAGTGTGACGACGGGGACAGGGCATCCGTATGGTTGAGCGGGCTGCACCCCTACAGTGAAGAGCGGATGCAGAACAAGCTGGCTGAAATTAAGGGGCCGTATCCCTGCATCAAGTTTGACTCAGAGAACCCCGGCGTGTGCACATCGTGCAAGCATTGGGGCAAGATAACCAACCCGCTGGCCCTTGGGCGGGAGTACAGCACCGAGACCGCGGTCAAAGAAATCGAGGTGGTCATCCCCCACGCCTCGACAGACCCCCGCAAGATTCTGCGGCCCGAAGCACCCCGTGGCTATGCCTATGGTCGGGATGGGGGAGTATTCATTGAGAAGGACGACGAAGACGCAGAAGGCAACAAGATTAAGCGCCAGATATTGCTGGTTCCCTACGACCTGTTCCCGTTGGATATTTTGAACAGCAACGGAGAGCACACCATTCACATGCTGGCGCTGCGCCCCGAGGGTACGCAGACCGTCACACTGCCACAGAAATCGGTAGTAAGTAAGGACGACACCCTCAAGAGCCTTGCCCAACAGAACATCCTTGCGTCATTCGGCGCAGGCAACGACAAGAACTTGTTTGATTACATACGAGCGAGTGTAGAAAAAATGAGCACTGAGAAGCAACCCGTCAAAGTCCCCGGCAACACCGGCTGGCAACCCGACGACACGTTTGTGTACGGCGGCAAGATTTACTCCACGGCTGAGCCGCTGGCCGTCCCGATGCTGGGTATGGAGAACATCGTCAACAACACCCAGTCCAAGGGCACGCTGGACGGATGGAAGAACGTCATCAACTTGTTCATCCGCAAGAAGATGTACGACCACTTGGCCATCATTCTGTTCAGCGCTGGCGCTCCACTGATGCGCTTCACCGGCATCTACGGGCTGACCATTCACTGCGGCTCAACCGAGTCAGGCACAGGTAAGTCGCTGGCGCTGGAGGGTGCGGCATCTATCTGGGGGCATCCGGTGCACTACCGCACAGGCAAGAGCACATCGCCGGTCGCCATGCAGCAGCGCTTGGGGTTACTCAACAGCATGCCCTTGATTACGGACGAGATTACCAGCAAGAACCGAGCGTCTCCTGAGTGGTTCTCCGAGTTCCTGCTGGACATGACCGAGGGGCGCGGCAAGGAGCGTATGGAGTCCGGGGCCAACAAGGAGCGGCTGAACCTGTCCACATGGATGTCGATGGCGCTGATGTCATCCAACACCCACGTTGTCGATACGCTGACGGGCGCACGCAAGCATGCTGCCGAAGGTGAGCTGCGCCGCCTGCTGGACTTTGTGCTGGACGCGGAGCTGTCTTGGGAGCCGCACGAGGTGGAGATTATCAAGAGCTTGGGCCAGAACTACGGCGTGGTGGGGGAGCTGTACGCGGACTACCTTGCCAAGCATGTGCCCGAGCTGACCACGTTTGTGCCTGAAGTGGTGGCCAATACCTACAAGGACTTCAACGCCACCAACGACGAGCGCTTCTGGATGGCAGGGATTGGGGCGGCAATGGCCGCAGGGCTGGCGCTGGGGCGTAACCACGCTGGCATCGTTGACTTCCCCCTACCGGAGATTCTGGACGCGTACAAGCGTTGCGTAGAGTACATGCGCAGCAACATTCACACCAATACTCGCACCGCCGAGGACGTGCTGAACGCCTATACCCGCGAAAACTACGGGCACTTTGTGGTGGTCAACTTCGGGGCTGCTGGCGGTGTGCTGGCGCAGATGGGTGATGGCGCTGTGATTGACAAGAGCACCACGCGCTCCCATGTCATGGGCCGTATCGAGAACGGCGTTACGGCGGGGTACGTTGACTACTACGTGGACGAGCGGCAGATGAAAGCGTTCTGCGCCACCATGAGCTTTGGCTACGCTGACTTCAAGAAGCAGATGGAGCAGCAGTTTGCGGTGACGTACATGCCCAAGAAAGACTTGATGGGGCGCACCAACGGCCCGCACATGCGTGTGGCGGTGATGAAGATTTCTCGGCGGGTGGATGAAGAAACTGCTTTACAAATACCCGTGGCAGAAGATTGAGCGGGGGCAGGGGTTCTTCATCCCCTGCTTGGACGTTGTGGCCGTCAAGGAAGCGGGCCTACAAGCAGCCCTGCGGCATCGGTACTTTGGCGCTAAGGCCGAGGTCGGTATCCGCAATGGGCTGCTTGGGGTCTGGTTCTACCGTCCGGCTAAGACTCCAGCTCCTTGATGCGCTGTTCAAACTTTGATGCCAAGTCCTGCTTGCGCTTTTCAAGGTCGTCGATGCGCTTGCGCTTCTCGTCGCCGGGCATATTCGCACCGCGAATCCGTTCTTCCATTGCCCGAATGTTGCCCATCAACTTCTGATACTGCAAGGCCATAGGCGCAACGCGAAGCTCGGTACGGTGGTTTTCCACAAAGTCTTTGGCATCTGCGGCCCGGCCTTCCCGTTTCATGGCGTCGAAATCGCGCTTGGCCTGCATCGCCTCATCCGCCAGTTTGTACATGACGTCCGCGTCAGCACCGCCGTACTTCTTCTGGAACGCGCTACCAATGAACGACATCTCCGACAAGTTTTTGGGCACAGGCTCCACTTCACCGTCTTTGAACAGCCCATTGGTTGCAGCCAGCACGGCAAGGGGAATCTGCCCAAAATAGCCGGACACGATGCGCTCAATCTGAATGGGTGACAGGACAGGCGCAAACTTGCTCATGGCCTTGGCCAGCTCGGTGGTGTTGGCGTTGTAGCGCTCCTCCACGCTCTTGCCACGAAGACGGGTTGACTCCAGCTCGAAGCCGGTGTTGAAGTCTTTGTTCGTCCACACCTCCGCAATCGGTTTGACGACCTGCGGCACACCCATAGAAGACGCGCCGGGGATAGCGCCCTTAAACATGCTTTGAAGCGCGGCAAGCTGCTGCCCGCCATCCGTCTGCCCGGCCATAGCGTCTGCTGCGGCTGCGCCCAACGAAAAGAACCAGCCAAACTCGTACGGGATGGGCAGTTTCAGCGGTTCATCCAGCCCCGGCACATGCATAAAGAAGTTGCTGTACCGGTCTTTGGGCTTGGCGTTCTTGTAGTAGTCGTCATCCTGCATAGCCATTGCGTATGCGATGCCGCCCGCAGCCAGCAGCATGGCGTTGTTGTAAAACTTCTGCTTGATTTTGAGCTGCTCGTTAAACGGCATCTGCCCGGTGGCTGCTTTGTACAGGACGTTCAAGCCCTGAATCTGGGCATTGAAGAACGGAATCATCCGGCTGGCGTACTGGATTGCTGGCGACAGACCCCGCTTGTGGAAGTTCATCGACTCCATGACGGCAAACTCTGCCTCCACTTCCGACAGCCCGTTCTTGATGGCGTTCTCGTACACCAGCGCCCGTGTGGCAGCATCGGCATTGAGCGCGGCCTTGTCAGCCATGCGGAACAGTTTGTCGAAGGCGTTGAAGTCCTTGCCGCTTGCCAGTTGCAGCGCAAACTTGGAGATGTCGTCCGGGTCACCTGTGAAGATGCCGCTCTGCATCAAGCCTTTTTTAATCAACTCCGCCGCAGTATTACTCTGCCCGGTGCTCATCTTCAAGAACTCTTTGTTGGCTTTGTAAACTGCGGTCAGCATGCCGTAGTCCAGCCCGGAAGTGGCGGTTGCCGCCATAGGGTCACGGAACAACTGACGCAGCAGGTACAGCGGAGTGCGGGTAACACCGGCACGCAACAGGTCACCGGCAATGCCGCCCCACTTCAAGAACCCCGGCAGCGTCAGGGGCGCGCCCTCAAGGCTTTGAATCAATAACTCCGCCGGGATACCCTCGGCCACCGTTCCGTTGGTTTGTACGCGCACATGGCGCTCACCATTGTCTTTGGGGTCGTTGGGGTCAGGCTCTTGGTTAAACCGGATGATGCTGGCGTCAGACGCCACGCCGTAACCCTTGCGGACTTGCATACTGTCCGTGGCTTTACCAATCTCCTGCATGGCATAGCCCACATTGCGAGCGGCCAAGTTGGTCAGGGCCTTGTTCACCAACAACGTGGTGTTGCGCGGGATGGACTCGTTGATGGGCAGAATCTTGGCTTCGCCGCCCTTGAGTGCTGCCAGATGTGGCTGGTGGCGGATGTCGCCAATGCGGATGGTGCGCTCACCACCAAACACCAGCTCGGCTATGCCGTTCTCTTTGACCCGGTAGTACGGAACGTAGTCGCCGTCACGCAGGAAGTCCCGCGCCTCGGCCTTGGTGATAGCGCCCGTATCTGCCAAGAACTCAATCATTCCCTTGTTGTAGGCGTTGTACCGCTCACGCACTTTCTCCAGTGCGGCTTTCAGTTGGGGGTTGGCTTCCGCCGCCGCCATTGCAGCGTCAACTTCTTGCTGGGTAATACCCAAGGCCCCGAGGTCTAGCTTGGCCAGCCCTTTGTTGGCAGCACGCTGCGCAATCAGGTACATGGTTGCCATCTGCATTTTGGCGGCTTCATTGCCGTACCTATCTGGGATGTCGCCTACCGCAGCAAACACCTCCTTGGCGCTGTCTTTCCCGGTGCTGCGGATTCCTTTGAGCCCCTTGTCGTCTTCGTATATTTCCAACGGCCCATTGCTCAGTGCGGACAATACCAACGGCATCTTCTGGTCGGCCTTGGTGTAGCTGTACATGGCCTGCTGAAACAGGCGGGAGTCGCCAAACGCCTTGGCTCCCATCTCCATTACCTTGCGCAAAGCCGCCCGCATATCGGTCGTCTGCATCTCAAACTCAAGCGCGTAGTTTGAACCACCACGCATGGTCTGCCACCAGCCCTGCTTCTGCGCTACGGTTCTTTGCGCCAGTTGGGACAAGTCATTGTCTTCGCCGTACTTGGCTGCTTTGGCAAACGCTTGTTGTTCGCCCGGTTTGGCAAAGTACGTCTCCGACGGCATGTAGATTTTCTCAATCAAGTCCAGCGCTTGTTTGCTTGGAGGTTGATTGAACAAGCCCGCTATCCAGCGTTTCAATTTCTGCCAAAGCGACTCAGGCTTGCCGATACCGTCCAAACGGTCGCGGAAGTCTTTGCTGGAGTTGACCTCGGACATGAACTCGTGCACGTCCTTGATGCCGTACTGGCCTTTCAAATCCAACCGGCTTTCAGCCGCCTTGAACAAGTTGATGATGCCCTGCTTGGACGCACGCTGCATTGGCGTTAGCTGGGAGTCCGGCGTGCGCATTGCCTTGGTGGTGGCAGCGTGGGTCAACTCGTGCAGCAAGTCTTCTTCCGTCACGCGGTTGGGGTGCATTGTGATTTTGTTGCGGCCCTCTTCGTACAGACCGGCGACCATCTCACCCTGATACTTAACGAACCGGTCAACGCCAATCGTAGTGCCGTGCAGGAACTCACGCAGCCCCTTGGCACGTTCACGGATTGCCGGGGTCGAACCGTGCTTGATAAGCCCATCAACAACGCCCATGATGTCGTTGTCCCGCACAGCAAACTTCACGTCGTCATGCGGCACAGTCAGATTCAGCGCTTCCGCCTCATCCATCAGCTTGGCAAACTCATTGCCTTTATCCAACTCAGCTTGCGTAGCGGCTTCCAACTTGGCTTGGGCCTTTTTTTCCGCAGGGGTCAGCAACGCTTGCTTGGCAAGCTCCAACGCGTTTGCTTTGGCGCGTTCGTTTGTTTCAGCCCGGTCTACTACGGCTTGCGCTTCTTCTTTGGCCTTGCCTTCTTTGGCGGCATTCAATTTTTCCAACGCAGCAAGGGCTTCTTTTGTGGCTTGCTTCAACGCAGCTTCTGCCGAGATGACGTTGTTCTCCAGTACCTCCCGCGCTTCTTGCGCTGGGGTTAGTTTTCGGGGCTTGCGGGCTTGGCTAAGTCGCTGTTGTCCGCTTGTGCCGCCAGCGCCTTCGATACTTTCAGCCGTACCCGTACGCATTTTTGATGGTGCAGCCGTTTGGGTTCTGGCTACGGGGCCTGCTGTTGGTGCAGTCTTTACAAGCCCTGCAAGGTTTTTGTAGTAGTTGTACTGCGCTTTCAGTGTTTGAAGCTGCTTGTTAATTCGCGCAACGCTCTTGCCTTGTTCTTGCAAGGCTTGGCCTTCTGCCCGCAACGCGTCAAACTGAGTTTTAATCCGGCCCATCTCTTCAACAGCCGTTTGTTTTTCTTGCTCACGGCGCATCCGCTCAAACGTGTCTTCCGTTGCTTTTTCTCGGGCTTTTGCTGCGCGGCTTTCAGGCGTAGTCTTTTCAATTGGCTCAACGATTGTTTTTTTAGTAAGCCCCGACAATTCGGTTTCAATTTTGTCTATGGCGTTGTCAACGCGCTTTGTGCTTTTCTTTTGGGCAACCAGTTCTTCGCGTTTTTCTTGCGCAATTTTTAACTGCTTTTCAAGGTCTTTAAGTTTGATTTCAAAATTCTTCTGCGCAATTGGGGGCACAGTGACGCGGCTACCGGGCAGTGTTTCACCTGCCGGGGTTTGAATAGTTCCAGTTTGCCGCGCCGTAACCGCAGCCTGCATCTCATTCTTCTGCTTGTTGACGGCTTCCGCGTTGCGCTTGGCAGCTACCTCGGCTGCGCCCACAACAGCGCGTTGTGCCTTGGCCTCGGCCTGCTTTTGTTTGACAGCAGGGTTGCTCTTCTGAAACTCCTGCAAGTCTTTAAGCTGCCCATCCAGCAGCTCCAGTTTCTTGCGCTCAACGAGCACCAGCCCGTCCAGCATGGCTTGGGCAGAAAACTCCGCGCCGTTGTAGGCTTCGTTCAGCTTTGCGTTTAACTCCGCCAACCCTTGTTGCGCCGCAGCAATTTCTGTTTGCAGCGCCGTAGCTTTTTCCAACTCGTTTGCCAACGCCTTCTGTTCACCAGCGCGACCTTCAATGGCTTCAGCAGCGGCAATCATCTGCCCTATGCGCGTTTGCACAGCAGCCAACTGCCTCTCGGCGGTATTCAGTGCGTCCTGTGCGTTCTTAATGTCAGGGGCGTACAGCGCAGCCCGCGCATCCATCGCTTCCTTCTTGGCTTCTGCAAAGGCTTCCTTCACTGCAATCGCGTAGTTCTTTTGCGCCTCGGGGATGCGTTTGTTTAACCGCTCGGTTGCTGCGTCAATAATTTTTTGGTTGGCAATAGCCAGCTTCTTGGCTACGTCCAATGCAGCACGCCCCGCTTTGACCGCAGGGGACTTTTCAAAATTACTTGCCGTGGCACGGATGTGCCCAATGTCTTCACGCGTTTCGGGGAATAGCTCGGTTTGCGCTTGGGCTTGCCGTATTGACTGACGTTCCAAAGCGTCTGCTTCTTTGTCTTTTCCTTCTGCACGCAACTTTGCAATTTTTGCAGCCGTCTGGCTGTCTAAGTCCAAACTGCCCTGCGCCTTTTCATACTCGCGCAGTGTTTCTTGCAGTTCGCGCAACGCGCTACCTTCCGGGGCCAACGCCGCTTCGTAGCTAACGGTTTTGTTTACACGTCCGCGTTCCCCAATGCGCGTCTCGCTGGGTTTACCGGGCACGTTCTCATAGACTTTTCCTGCTTTCCAATTTGTTCCGGGTTCAGATACGGTACGCGTATACGTTTGCTTGCCAAGGTCTTCCCCACGCAAAATGCGCTCAGCTTGGTTCTGTGCTGCATCCAACATGGCCCTATTAGCTTTGCCGTCTTCAATCAAGTCTTTTACCCGCAACAACGCTTCTTTGATGCCCTGTGTACGAATAGGCCCAAACTCCGTCTCTATGGTTTCCCCTTCAGGGATGCTGCGTTGCAGCGCTTTATCAATTAGATTGCCTACGTATTCCTGTAGGCGGCGCAGTTCTCCGGCCAGCGTGGTGGCTGTTTCTCCTTTTTCTTCCGCAGTCTTGCGGGCTTCTTCGGCAGCAAACTGGCGTTTCAATGGGCCAGTTTCTACGCGCTGCGGTGCACGCGGTGGGTTTGCAAGCTGGTTGCGAAGAGTGTCCAGTTGTTCTTTGATGACGGCAACCGCAGGGTGGTACGCACCAAACCGGCGCTCCTCCAGTGGGCGCAAGTCCCGCATCTCAGTCTCTGCACCAAGAATGGTCTTGGCCCCCCGCACAATGGCAGGCTTTGTGACGACCTCCGTCAGTGCTTCACGGCGTGGCAACGCCTGCACTCGGTTCACCCACTCGCTCAAGGCAGTATGCAGTTCGGATGCGGCTTTGGTGGCTTCGTCTACCGTCATGGCTGGACGGCCTTGTGCGCGGCGGGCAATGGCTGCTTCTTGTAGCGCGGCGCTGATGTAGTCGGCACGGGCGCGTTCGGCACGGGCCACGGCGGTTTGTATTGTCCCCGACGCGGTTTCGCCTTTTTCTTTACCCAAGAAGTTGCCGGTGCGAATCTTGTCCAATTCGTCTTCAATGCGGGTAAGGGCGTCTTGTTGTGCGCGACGGGCTGCAATGGTTTCTTGGACGTGCACCGGGCCATCTTTGGCCAAGGCATTTACTTGGTCAAGCGCAAGGTTCCCGCGCCCAAACGCCGCCGATGCTGCGGCCTGTTCATTTGACCGCTTAGCCGTAACGTAGTCTTGGTCTGCTTTTTCTTTTTCTGCCAGCAGTTTATCCAGCTTGCCGATGTCCTCGGATGCTTTGTCAGATGGAAGAATTGCTTCATTGACTTTTACAACAGGCTGCCCCCCACCCAACGCCTTTTCAAACATGGGGTCAAGGTAGCTGAAGTCGGTCTCTCCAGTACGGCGCAAGTTTTCAAGCGCATCCATACCTTCGGTGAACCCCGCCATGCGTTCATCTACTGGCGCAACTTGTTGCTGGGTTTGCAAATCGGCTTGACGCGTAGCCAGTTCCTGCGCCGTGGCTTTTTTGGCTTGCTTTTCTTTTTCAGCAAGGCGTAGCTTCAACCCGGATAGCAAGTTGTTGTTGTCCACCGTCGACAGCGTAAAGGCTGTATTGCCTTCTTGGATGGGCGGTATCTTGACCCGGTTTTCAACCAACTGCTGTGCCAGCTTGGGGTCTTGCATCAAATAATCGGCGTAGCTGCCCAAGTCCATATCACCCGCGCTACGGGCAGCGCCAATCTGCTGGGCCGCGTAGTCTGTAAGCGTAGTGTCAGCTTTGGTGGCGGGTGCGGCCTCGGTTTGGTACAACGAACGCGCAGCGCCCTTACGACCGCTGACTTGGATGCCTTCGCCTGTGCGTTTCTGCATCTGCTCCAGCATGTAGTCCTCGGGAGTCATTGCTGCAACGCGCTCTTGTTCCTTAGCTGTTTCCAAAACAGAACGAACACGCCGGTACTCCGACGCTGCCGCTTTCAAAATGGGGGCATGCTCTCGCAGCTGAGCGTTGATTGCTGCGTTGTCTTGTTTCTGCGCTTCAGTGAGCGGCTGCGTTTTTGTGGCTTTTTGAATCTGCGCTTGCAGGTCGGCCTTCACTTTTTCAGCATCGTTGTACGCTTGCTCAGCTTCTTTGGCGTACTCTGGGGTCTGGCGGTAGGCAACTTTCTCGGCTTCGGTTTTGGCTTTAGCCTGCGCATCGGCTGCGGCTTGGGCTTGTCGGTCTCTTTGTTCTTGAAGACTGACCTGTGCGCGTGCCCCGCCGCGTTCTTGTAAACCGGTAACGCCACCAATAGGGAAACCCAGCACCATATTCAACGCCGTAACGCGGTACTGCTGTAAAGCTTCATCATCGGCAAGCGGTTTGCCAATCGCAGCCCGGTCTACTACGTCTTGCAAGATTTCAGTGGGTAGTTCTCCAGCAGTAAAACCTACTGCACCCCGAGCAATGGTCTCAATGTTGCCGCGTCCTGCTACTTTTGTAGCTTTTTCCATCAACGCCAACCGCGCTACATCATCCGCTTCTGCGGCAACTTTTTGGCCAATGGCTTTCTTGAACGCACTTGGTAGTGCGATGCGTGTACCGACCAAGTTGAGGGCTGCGTTTGCAGACGCGTATGGAGCCAGCTCCAACGCATCAACGTCAACTTTTTCACCTTTACTGATTTGGTCTTTTGCTTTTTCTTGCGCTTGGCTTCCCAGTGCTTGGATTGCATTTACGACAAGAGGTACAGCGTACTGCCCAACTGTTGCGCCAACTGCCGTTCCCGCAGGGCCAAAGACAGAACCCAACGCCCCGCCGCCAAGCCTGCCTGCGGCAGCTAGCCCAAACTCTTGCCCAACAGATGGTGCAAGCCCTGCGACTGCGGATGGAACTTGTTTTAGCGCTTCGCCAGCGGCGGATAGGTAGTTACCCTTATCAAACTCGCTTGTGATTTTTTCGGGTTGGAAACCGGACTCGTATTTCTGTTGGAGATTCTTTTCCCGTTCAATACCTGCTTGGGCTGCGGCATTGGTGTTGCCGGTCAATGCTGCTATACCGGTCTTGCCGATGTTGAGCAGGTTTTCAGCGCCCCCCATTACATCGGCAAGAATGCCTTTGCGGGGTTTGATTGGTGTGCCCGCTTCCGGGTGCTGCGCTAGAACTTGCCGTATTACGTCATCTTGAGATGCCCCTTCCGGCCCCTCAATACTGTATGTGTTTCCATCCGGTGCTGAGATGCGGTAAGTAGGCATAATTTTCTAACAGTGATGAGTACGGGTCAATTTTTAACGGCTTGCCCCCAACCGGCTTTGTTGATTGTACCCCCACCGCCTGTGCTGGACATGCCTGCTTTGAACGCCTCAAAGGTTGGGAAGCGTTGCACAAAAGCAGGGCCTTTCATATCGTCAGTCGCCAGTTTTTGATATTCGGCGTACATGCGGGGTTCTTTATCCGCTTGCTCGGTAAGCATGTACCCTTTGTACAAAGCGCTGTCTTCCGGGGCTGCACCAATCTTTTTCAAGAATTCCAGTTTTGTTGCCAGTGGGGCGCTTGCGCTGATGCCTGCTGCCTTGAGCGCATTGTTCATTTGCGCTATTGCCAAGCGTTCTTGGTGCGCCTGTTGTTGAGCGTTGAGTCCCAGTTGGAACTGTTGGCGCTGTCCTTCAAGTCGTTCAGCACTGCCTTCACGCTGAGTTTCAATATCACGCTGAACCATTGCATCAAACTTGTGCCCAGCAGTTTTGAGGTTGATGTCTTCTTTATGCGCAATGTGTTCGACAGTGGCTTTCTTGGCGGTAATTGCGCCCTGCGCAATGGTGTTCTGCGCAGCAAGACGTTCTTTTTCCGTCATGTTCTCTTGGTTGAACTTCAAGTCTTCCAACGCATCGCGGGCGTCTTCCAGCTTCTGGCGTTGTGCCGTGGTGTACTTGGCCTCGGCCATGTATTGGGCAACACCTGCTTGAGAACCTTCAGCAATACCTGCAAGGCCCTTGCCTTTGGACTGCATTGTGGACAGCCCAGCAGTCAACAGCGACATGAACGGGTTCATGTTTTCTTCTTGAGCAACGCGTGCCTCACGTCCAGCCAACCGTTCGTTGCGTGCGTCTACCAATGCCTTTAAGCCCGCGCCGCGCTTCTCTGCCGCAGCCGCTTCCTTTTCGCCTTGTGCTTTAGTCAGGTCGGCAATCTCGTTAATTTCCGGCGGCAGGTTATCCCGTGGGTTGCCTTCCGCTTTGAGCGCGGAACTGAACGCAGCGTTGTAGTCTAGCCCTGATGCAGCCGGAGCCGAGCTGGCTTGGACGGTGGGGGCCACTGCGGGGATATTGGATGTGGAAATTTTGTCCGCACGCAGTTGTTCAATCCCCTTTTTCTCTTTGGGGGCTGCTTCTACTTTTTCTGGGGGAGCGCTGGGAGCTTTTTCAACTCTTGGAACAACCGGAACTACTGCGGGCGCAATAGCCGCAGGTTTTGCCGGAGCCTCGGGCGCTGCACCTGCGGGCCTTCTTCCGTATACAGATTCGTACGCTTTCAAAACTTCTGGGTTGGGCTGTTCAAAATTGGATTTAACAGCGCTTATTGCTTTTTGCCGCGCATTCAAGTAATCCGTCATTGAACCGTTAAAGCGGTTAAAACCCTCCAAGCTGACGCGGGGGTCGGGCATATTCTGGTCAATAACTGCAAGCGCATCACTAACCCCGCCTTTTGCAAACGCAACTATCCCGCCAGCGGCGTACTGGCCGGGCATGTTCTGCGCGGGGAGCTGGGCGATGCCGGTGTCCTCGGGCATGGGCTGACTTTCGTCTTGCGGAGCAGCCTGCGGTTGGGGCGCGGTTTGGCGAACTGGGGGTTGCGGGGACATCTGCGCCACAACTTGTTGGTTCACTGGGGGAGGGGCAGCACCAGTAGCTTGCGCCGCCAAAGACTGCGCTTGCTTGGCAATCTGGGTGTCAACGTACTTGGCAGCGGACAGCATCATGGGGTCGTCCATGTGCATCTGGGCAAACTGCTTGCGCTGGGGTGGCGTCATCTCCACAAGGTGGGCAATGACCGCGTTGATGTTCATCGGGCCGGTGATACCGGCGGAATTAGGAGTCAAGGGGCGAGTTCCAATCATGACTGTTCCTTATCCCATACTGTTGATGAGAAGCGCAGGCAGACCACCGTGGGGTTTCTTGGTGACTTGACCGCCACGGGCTCCGGTCGGAGTAGGGTTGTTCTTAGTGTACTGGTTGTACGCGCCCAACGCGCCCGCGCCTGCCATGCCCAGACCTGCCACTTGATTGAGCATCGACGGGGCTGCTTGGTACACGCTGGACCCAGTCTGGGTCAAAGGCGCACCACGGATGATGTCCGACATGAAGCCAAGGTTCTTAAACGGGTAGTTCTGTTCCGCAGCGTAGTTCTGCTGGCCCACATTGATAAGGTTTTGGGCTTGCTGCTGTTGCTGACCGCCCAGTTGACTTTGAAGTGCAAGACCGGCTTGGCCCTGCTGGCCCAGTAGGGAATACCCTTGGAGTCCTTTGGCTTGGTCTGCGTTGAATTGCTGCTGGGCGGCGTTGAATGCGTTCTGCATGCCGGTCGCTGTGATGTCGCCCTTTTGCAGCGCAAGGTTACGTTCACGTTCCGCCCGCATGATGGCATCTCGACCGCCGCCAAATGCCCCTGCTTGGGTTGCCTGTGCTTGCTGCTGGGTTCCAGCCACTTGAGATTGACGCTCTGCATCCCGCTGCTGCTGTTCAATGACGCTCTGAATGTAGGGCGACATGTACTGCTGGGCTTGCTCCTGCCCAAACCGCTGACCGGACAGTGCTTGGATTCCTTGCAAGGCGTTCTGAGCGTAATTGCTTCCTGCCCCGCCAAGCCCTTCGGCTTGCTGGAAAGACTGCTGTTGCAGCGGATTGAACTGCGCTACCTGTTCACCGCTCAGGCCGTACTTCTTGGCCCAGTCTTGGTAGCTTTGGTATGGCGTGGAAGAAGCCGCTTGGGCGGCTCCAAGGAGCCCCTCTGCGTAGGGAGCGATTACCGGCGCAAAGCCTGTTTGGTACTGTATTGTTTGGTCTGCCATGTCAGCTCCTATGCGGGAAGGTACTTGTTTGCTTTGCGCACATTGTCAACTCCGGGTATAACTTGTAAGTTAGTTGGTACGTGAAGCCCAGACACCAATTCCCCCTGTAAAGGAAGGATGTGGTCTACATGCCAAGAGAACCCAAACATTGTAGTGCGTAAAGCTGCTATTTCATATGCCTGTTCAACCATCCAATGGTCATCAGGGGACAACCATGCTGGAGTGCGGTGCATCTTTGCCAAACGGCGTTTGATGGTGTTTGCACGAACCTTGCCGGGGTTTTTTTGCTTCCACTGTTTCCCTGCTGCGCGATGCTTTTCTATCCAATCACTTGTTTGCTTTAGTTTGTTTACTGAACGTCTTTTTTCTTTACGGCGTGTTTCTGTTGTTTCCACATAATATTTTTTACGTTTTGCATAAATTAAAACTAACTGTTCAGGAGTTTTGTTAGCCCAACGTCTTGCATTCCCACCACCTTGAGTAGATGCTTTTTTTACTTTTGCTTTAAGGCAAGCCGAGCAAACTCTATCTTTAACATATCTATATGTTAAATGTCCTTGTTTACACTCAACGCCGGTATAGTATAGGTTATTACCCACGGCGCGGGCTTCAGCCAAAGATTTAGGCAGGGAGGTGATTTCTTGCTTTTGCATCAAATGCAACCTTATCTTTACCTACTGTTTTTGCCCGACCTTGTTGTATCCTGTCCATCATCTTATACAACTCACGAGCGCCTGCATCTGTAGAGCCGTTACCAATTTCAGAAACAATTCTTGCTGGAATTACAAACTCACCATCTGCAAGTCTTGCTGGTTGGTTATGACCTATCGTAGCGGGAATATCATCACTGGTTCCATTTCCCGGCCCCTTGAGCAAGCGCCCGCCATCTGAGTAGGAGCCGAGGTTGTACTGGTTCAGGTTGGCTATGCCGCCGTGGGCCATATGTTGGAACCCATAGGGCGTGGAAAGACCTCCAGTAGCTGCCTCGCTGCCACCACGATATCCTGCATCTACAGCCCCGTAGCCACCCCCACCAGCATCTCCAGATACAGCGTCGCGTCCAATAGGCCCGTTATTATTTGCAGCACCCCCATAGGTTCTATCTGCGGCGGCATTTGAATTTTGCACAGCTTGAGCCATAGCATCTGCTCTGGCAATTGCATCTCTTGCAGCAAAATCGGTTGTCATGTAGTTTGGATTAAATACACCAAATTTATCTTCTACAGGTGGAGGATTTAAATTTGTTGGTTTGCCAAACGGATGCATAAGAGAATCAATTATTTTTGCACCTATTGGAATAATGCCAACTTGTGTAACTACATCGCTTATGGCTGTTCTGATTGGGCTTTGTAACCTAACGTCCTGCATATGCATCGCTCTTTCAGCGGGGCTCAATGCTGCAAGACTTGCTTGTGACTGTACATCTTTTACAACAGACCCAGTTTCTGGGTCAAAACGGTCAATGCTCAAATAATCTTGAGGAGCATTCCAATCTTTTTCATGTTGCTCACGTTTTTCCGCGCTGTCATTACCGCCCCGTTGAATATTTCCGTATGGGTCATACACCGTTTCCAATATGGGTGTGGTCGGCGTGATGGGCGCAGGCGTAGGCGCTGGGGTCACAGCGGCTGCTGGTGCAGCGGTGTGCGTGAACTGCATGGGGTTAGGCCCACGCCCCATCAGGTAGTCATAAATGCGGCTGGAATCTGTTGCCGTGCCACCATCAGCCATGCCTTTTGCGGCTTCATACTCAGACTGGCCCACACCACCAAACGCACCTGCTGTACCGGCCTTGGACGATACGTCCACATTGGGGTCGCCGCCAGCTTCATAGACACCCACTTGCTTGTACTGCCCAGTAACGGGGTCAAGCGCGTACTTGCGGATGTAGCCCTTGTGTTGCGCTGGTGCGCCGTCGCCTTCGTCTTCTTCATCAAACGCTTCAGCCGCAGCGGGAGCCAAGCCAGCCAAGATGGGGAGACTGCCTTTCAAAGCGCTGCCGCCACCAAGGGTGGAAAGCGAGTTCATGGGCTGTGCAGCAAAGTTACTCAAACCTGTTCCAACTTGGGACTGATATGTTCCGTTGGCAATAGCCTCTTGTGTTGCAGCTTGCCTTGCGGCTTCTCCCGCCGCGCCGGGCATATACCCAGCTTCAGCACCCAGCCCCGCCAAGCCGCCGACCATACCTGCGCCGCCCCAAGCACCCAGACCCGCTGTAAGGCCTTTGCTCAAATCCTTAGAGTCCAGCGCAGTGATGCCGCCAATAATGCCGCCAGCCGTCATGGGGTCGATTGCCCCGCCGCTGATGTACGTTAATCCTGCTCCTGCAACCATCGGCAAGATGCTGTCCAAGAACCCTGCTTCGGGAAGGCCGGTATCAGGGTTTACACTGAGTTCCCCGCCATGCTTCTTTGCAAGTGCTTGCAAGCCCGCCACTTCCCGGTTGGACATGTGGACGAGGGTGGAGTCGGGACCACGGCCCTTTTGGGCAAGGTGTTGGGCGACAAGTTGAAGGCTCATAAGAAGTCCTTAGACGGCGGCTATAGGAAGCGCGGAAACGAATGACATTGTAGCTACTACAGAGGCAGTTGAGGGGCGAACTGGGCCTGTGGAAGCTGCGTAGGTTGCGATGCTGACGGCGGCGTTGGTGGTTGACCAATAAATCTGAACATAGTCATCCGCAGCCATAGACAGGAAGTAGTTCCAGCCGTTGATTGAATGCCCGTCAACCCCACCATGACTGTTCGGGATAGATATAAGTCCGGTAGAGCCCACAATGTCGGCTGAAGAACCCCCATCATTGCCTTGGCGTAGCCATATGGATACATCGTGAAGCTGTACCGAGGTATTGATGAACTGCGTACTGAACTGGAGGTTGTAGATACCGGCGTTCTGTACTCGGATTTTTGATGAACTGACGCTGACCTGATTGCTGAAGTCCGTGGTGGTGATGCCCATCAAGGTAGCCGTATTGGCTGTAGCGGTCTGGTTGTTGTAGTCTGAGAACGCGCCGTATGGTGTACGTATATACGCCCCGCCGGTATTGTTCAGCAGTGCTGCAAGGGAGTTATCTAGCTGGTTGAAGTACAGCCGTAAAACATTGTTTAACTGATTTTGATAGTTGATGTCGTAATCAACTGTAGCCGCAGGCAAGCGCGGCTGTTGTGGGGGCCGGAGGTTTGTTACCGCAGTAGCCGTAGCCATTACACAGCCCCCCAGTGCAGACGTTCAAGCTCTTTACGTGCAGCGGCAGCTTCTTCTACCGTAGGAAACACTCTGGAGTAGTGCGACTTATCCCCTACCGTTATTTTCGCCATAAATCTACCAGAACTTGTTTTTGATACCCCTGTCACCTTCGTGGTGCTGTCTGGTCTTACCCGAATGTTTCTACATTGGGTCTGCACACCCGCCCAGCGGCAGTTGGTTGGTTCATAGTTTCCGTACGCGTCAATACGGTCAAGCGTTTCATCCCCAACAGGTTCACCCATATCGGCAACGAAGTTTACATACTCTAGCCATTGCGGGCAGACAGACACGCCCCTCCCGCCATACCGAGGGTAGTCTTTATCTGTTGGAACCGTACACCGTCTAATCATTGCCCGCCATGTGTTGTAAGAAGCTTTTTTCCACCCGCCATGCTTAAAATTTGGAATAACACACCCGCATGAGGTTGTATTGCCTGTTGCCAAACTTCCAGATGGCACTATTGTCTCATTGCCGCATTCACACTTACACCGCCAAAGTACTTTTTTCAAGGCATCACGCCCCGCCTGCTCCAAAGCAGTCAGCTTTCCAAAAACTTGCCCTGTCCGGTCGATTAGTTTCATACATGCTCCTATTAAAAGCCTGTATTGTATCAACATATAAACGGACGGAACATTTATCTCCTGCCATCAGGACGCAAATCTATACGGGGAGCGCCAAGCTGCCACTGCGTACCAAGCGTGTTGGAGGTAATCTTCATTTGCATCTGGCGACCACGGATACGGATATAGACCTGCCCAGTAAATTGGTCTACGTTAATGACCGATGGAGCAGAGCCTGTGTTGACCACATTGGCGTTGCCAGTCTGCGTAACTCCTGAGCCAGAGTTGTTTAAACCCTGTAGGTACATAGTCACTTGCGGAGTGGTTCCTTCAGTAGACCCACGGAATGTCAGGTCAGGAATCATGCGGTACACAAACGCAAAGTTGTGTCCATCCCCAATGTCGTACTGCGCGGAAGTGATAGATGCCTCTATTGGCAGTGCGGTTGCGGTCTCATTGTCATCCACACCATCCTCATGGTTCACGATGTTGTAGCTGTAGGTAGCAGCGATTGGGAAGTTGCGCAAGCCGGTATCCAGCCAAGCAGTGCGGGCTATAGAGCCATACTGCCAAACATCTTCTGCGTAGTTGTAGCTGACGTACTTGTCGATGGTGTTGCTGTTTTGTGAGCAATAGAACCACCAGACCTCATTGAAACCTTCATTTGTTCCAGCAAAAACTTGGTCATACTGAAGCGCGTTGATGTCGTTGTAGATGTACTGACGCAGGTCGCAACGCAGGGTTTGAACCCGTCCGTCGTATTTGTAGAACTTGTCCACACCCATCCAGTAGGTAACGCCGGAAGCAATAGCGGCTGCGTTAGGGCCAGCAATAGACACGTTATCCACAAGCAACTGTGTGCCCCATACATAGGGAGGTCCAAGGTACTGGAGCGAATAAAGCGCTTGGTCGGTGAAGACCACAATCTCCTGACGGCTTTGCAACGTGGTGACAATCTTGGAACCGTGAGACAGGCGCACACTACCCGCTTGGTTGGTCACCGCTGGATACCACACGGTCAACGACTCTTGGTCAGACCACCGGATAAGCATCGGGTCAAGCGTAGTGCTGCCATAGTCGTTCGTACCAAACACAAGCAAGAACCGACTGACATCAGAGATAGTGAACGTATTCTGGTACAGCGGGGTGTATCCATCTGCGCCGGTCAGCGAGGACAGCAGCATTCCGTTGGAATTAATAGTCTGCGTACCGGATTGCGTACCGCTCGTGTTGATAGAAGCGCCGCCAGATGTAGCTGCTAGGTTAAACGTGCTTGCAGTCAGGTACTTGGTGTAGTACGTAACCCCCGGCAACAACCCAGTTGGCAACCACCCCGTAGTGGAGAAGGTGATTGGCGTTCCATCTGCAAGGTTGACGTTGGCTGTAACTACACAAGGAGACGCAATGGTCATCGTTGCAATGGAGCCGTTCACGTTCTTGGTAGCGTCCCAGTAATACATAGGACCACCACGAGGGCCGTACACAAGGTTTTGGCCCCAGTTAATTTGGTTCCAGATGCGCAAAGCGTCCGTAGACGCAGTGCCAATACCCCAAGAACCGGAGCCCCAAGTACTTGCACCCCACCCAGTCAAAGGCGCTGCATAAGACGGGCCAGTATTAATTTGGTAGATAGCGTAGATGGTTCCACCGCCAGCAGAACTTGCTGATGCAGTGCCCGTGACCGTGATGGTGTAGGTCGTCGCGCTTACGTACGTAATCTGGTACTGCGTATTGGTGGTGATGGTGATGCCATTGAACGTGACTGAGGCCGCGCCGCTTACGTCAAAGGTAACGTAGTCGTTGTTGATAAACCCACCGTTAGCATCGGTCACCAAAACCGTAGTAGTTGTACCTGTGTTGGTAGCCGTATTGGTGGTGAACGGGTTGGTCAGCGTGTTGGTAGTACGGATTGGGGTGATGTCGTAGTAAGCACCGCCGCGCTCAATGTAGAACTTGAGGTTAGTACCGACGCCCAGCAGGTTCAACGAACCCAGCGTAATCCAATTCCACAGAGAACGGCACAGGCCGCTGAACGTGTTAGCTGAAATGCGCTGCCATCCACCAATCTTCTCAGGCGTGCCTTGGCGGAACCGAACCTTATCGGACTCGTACCAACCGCCCTCGTTGGTGTAGCGGGTGTTCTCCCTGTTTACACCGGGCTTGAGGATGACTTTTTGTAATGGCATGGCGGCGTTTACACGTTCCGTTCAAAGTGCGGGCAGTCTACCAAGGACTTGAAGTTGCCGCCCCAGCGGTTCTTGGGGTGCAGGGATTCCCAGTATGCGCCGAGCGGGGCTAGGACTACTTTATCCCAGACAATCTTGCCATCCTTGAAAAAGTTGAGGTCAGCGGCACACCGCTTCAGGTGGATGGAGTTCATGGTCTTAGACCGGCCTGTCTTGAAGTAGATGGCCTGCTGCTCCGGTGTACGGGCAAGTTCCCCGCCGGTCACCATAAAACCTTGGTCAGTAGCGTACTGGACCAGCTTGCAGAAATCCAGCAGGAAAGCTGCTTGTTCTTGACTAAGACTCATACAAACCCCTTTTTTGAACAATCAAATCAATGCACGTTGCGTCCACCTTTGCGCCCAGCTTGATGTACTCCTGCTTCTTTTTCTCCGCCGCTTCCATGCACTGTTGCCTGTCGGTGTAGTGGGAAAGCTGCTGCAAGAACTCGCAGTGTGCTGCAACGCAAATATAGAGGACGGGGATGGAAATCACTTACTGCTCCGTATCTCGGCCAGTTTCTCGACAGTGCGACCACCAAAATAGGCCAAAAACACTATCTGACCCCACGTCCCTAGGAGACTTACAAAACTCTCTTGTGGGCTGTATCCAAATGCAGACATCATGGTAAACAAGAAGTAGCCGACAAATATGGCAATCAAACTCATTGGTCGGATGTTCTTGGATAGCCAAGAGTCCGAAGACATATCTGATTTCCAGCGGTCTGTTACGTTGTCAGCATCGTTTTGAGCGGCCTTGGCAAGCAATTCCATCTCAGCCAACTCCATCTTGGCCTTCTCAATGCCCAACTCAATCAGGCGCTCTTCATGTTGGAACTGCAACTCACGCAGCTTGGCTACGTCTTCCGGCGTTGGGCTGTCAGGGATTTTCACGCCCAGCGTGTTCTCAACCACTTCCTTGCCCTTGGCTTGGATGGCGCTGGACAGCAGCCCTAGCCCGTTTTCAGCCAGCGTACCCAGCAATGCACCGATGATTGGAATCATGCGCGTCTCTCCAAAAATAGAGTTGTGAAAAAATAACTCAGGCCGATAGCTGCCAAAAATACTGCAATCCAGAAGACCATACTCAGGGCTTCCATTATCTGTTGACGCTTCTTGGCCTTAGCCAGCGCTGCGTCCATCTCCGCCTTCTTGCGCTTCTGGATGATGTTATTGCGTTCCAGCAGCACACCTTCCCATACATCCGCGTTGCCCGACCAGATAAGCATGTTCTTGAGTTCTGTCTCGGCTTCGGCAAGCTGCTTGGCCTGCATCACCGTTTCCAGCGCCTGCGCTGTGTCGCTCTTAAACTTCTTGGGGTTGTTCGCCGCTTGCTGAACAACGTCCTTGGCTTCAAAGAACTTACTCAAGTCAGAGGCAATCCCCTGAACATCCTTACCCAGCTTGATGGCTGCTTGGATTCCTTTTACCGCTGCCTGAGCGGCTGCAAAAGCGGTTAAAGGGTCTAGCATGATGCAGTTTCTTGCTTGGGTAAATTGTAGTACTTGTCTTCGCCTAGTTTTCTTGCGTTGATTGCTTCATCAAGCAGTGAATACCTGCCAAGCCATTTATTTTTTCCGTTAATTTTTATATAAACATTCCATTTATTGTCTCTAGCGTACCAAGAAACACCCATGTGTCCACTAGTATTATGTTTTGGCAAATTAATATTTTGGCAATTGTCTGAAAAGCTTGCTTCTCTCAAATTACATAAACGGTTGTCGCTTCTTATCCTGTTTTTATGGTCTATATATTTTTCAGGCATTGCTCCTGTCTCATATAACCAAATTAACCTATGCACCAAGTAACTACTGCCGTCAATCTTGACACTCATGTACCCATTTTTGTTTAAGCAACCAGCTTTTTGACCTACTTTTACATTTCTACCACGGGCAATTTTCCATAAAAAATCACCGGTTTCTTTGTTGTAATCAAACAAAGATTGAACGTAGCTTTGGGTCAAGGCAATCATTTTCTGTTCACTACCACCCAGCGGCAGATGCGTCCATCTTTGTCTACAAACTCGTTTGTGCTTGGCTTGTCATCCTTCTTAGGAATGCGGCAGACCAATACCGTTTTGGTCTCGGTATTGGGCCACGGGCTGTCAGCGGAAGCAAGCTGGTCAATCACATTACACCGCTACCCAAGAAGTGGTGGTTTCATCCCATGTGTACAGACCTTCGGTCGGCATTGGGGTCGGCGCATCCCACAGGCAGGTGTCCTCGTTCAGCGTCCACGATGGATATGGCTGGGGCGGGATAAAGGCATCGCGGCCTTCGTCGTAGGTGTAACCGATGCCAGCGTAATTCTTACGAATGCGCCCGTTGTAGCTGGTCTGTTTCCAATCACCACCAAACAGGCGCTCACAGAAAGCCGCACCGATGTACTCTTTTTCTGTACCGTGCGCGTCAGATGTGTCCTCATTGCCGACCACAATCACTTGCGTGACGATGCCGTTTTCAATTTTTGCAAAGTGTGCCATCAGAATGTGATACTTCCAGAACCAGTCCATTGGTAGATTCGGTAACCGCCAGAGACTGTAATTGTCGGTGAACCAGTTGTAGATGATGCAGCTGCATATATGTTTGGATATTGAATAATAACAATGCCAGAGCCGCCAGCGCCGCCGTTTCCACCGCCGCCTGCTGCATCTCTTGAGCCGCCACCGCCGCCGCCAGTATTGGTAGTGCCAGCAGTTCCATTATTGGTCGCAATAGCTCCAGCGCCACCGCCGCCTGCACCACCAGTACCCGCAATTGTGGCACTTGCACCACCGCCGCCACCAGCGTAAGTTACTGATGAACCTGAAATTGAAGATGCAGTACCAGCGCCACCATTGCCGCCAGAACTGCCAGCAAGATTTCCATCTCCTCCAACTGCACCAGCACCTCCACCGCCACCGCATTGGTTTTGGTCTGAACTATTTGCGCCGCCGTTGTTGCCTTGAGATGGTGATGTTGATGGTGTATTGCCAGCAGCGCCACTTGCAGTAACGCCGTTATTGTTTCCAATACCACCACCAGAACCGCCAGTATTTGCGCCCGTAACCAACGCAGAGTTACCACCACCACCGCCTGTAGACGTAATGGATGAAAAAACAGAATCGGAACCATTTGTTCCGTTTGCGCCCCTAGATGTTGCACCAGCGCCTCCAGCGCCAACAGTCACGGTGTAGGTATTGCCAGTTATAAAAGGCAAAATTCCTGTGCGAAAACCACCCGCACCACCACCGCCGCCAAACTTTCCACCACCGCCTCCACCAGCTACAACAAGATAGTTGACTACCTTGCCTTTAACAGCAGAAAATAACAAGTTTTTAGACGCAAACATTATGCAAACGCCTGTGCGTAGTTGCCGTACCAAACAGAGCCATTAGCCACAAAGCTGATGATGTCCACAGCCGATGCGGTTGCCGTAATGGTTGGCGCAGTGCCAGCAGGCCACTTCACGCCGGTAAATGTTGCTGTGGTCATGCCGGACGATGCTTGCGTCAGAATCAAGATGAATGATTTGCCAGCCACCGCTGTAGGCATGGTAAATGTGCAGGGCGTGGATGCTGTCAATGTTGCGGTCAACACAGTGCCTGTTGCCAATGACAAGGTACTAGATGCGCCAACTGTTCCCACTGCTTGCAGGGTTTCTACGTAGTTGGTGACCGTTGGGTTGGTCAGTGTCTTGTTGGTGAAGGTCTCACTGCCAGCAAGCGTAGCCAAAGTGCCCGTTGTAGGCAAAGTTACCGCAGTTGTTCCGCTAACCGTTAGCGTCGTGCCAAAGTTACCTGAAATGGTCACAGTGCTTGCGGCGTTGTTCGCTATGCCTGTACCGCCGTTGGCGGGGCCGACTATTCCTGATGCACCCACCGAAGATGCTTTTGCAAAATCAGAGCCGTTCCAAACACAAACTGCCACTTCACCTTTTAGGATAGTTACTCCAGTTGTAGGCCCTGCGCCGCGCAGCACAATGCTCTGGGTGCTGGAGCTTGCGTTGATGACAATGTAGACCTTGGATTGCGCCGGGGCTGTGATGTTGCGGGTTACTGTGCCTCCTGCCGTCCACAGCAGAATTGCTTCGCGGGCAGTGTTGGCGGCTCCAGTAGTCGTTGTCAGTGTTACGTCAGCGTCGGTACTGAGTGTGGTCGTGCCCGCTACAGCGGAGTCCAGCAACGAGGTGATGGCGTTGTTAACCGTGTCGCCCCATGTACCGGACAGTTCGCCCGTTACCGGTAAGGCAAGGCCCAAGAGGGAGGTATATGCAGTAGTCATTGTGTGTTTCCTTCAGCCTGAGCGGCTAATGCGGCTTCGTACGCAGCGAGTTCTTCGCCTTCTAGTTCAATTTCCTTGACCTCGCCGGTCTGGACGTTAACTTCAATTCGTGTAGGTGTAGTCATAGCTTACTCGTACAGGATATTTACTTTACCAGCGTCAAAAGTAACTGTACCAACGCGGGTCAACCTCACGGCAGTCATAGTCCCCGATAAGGCAATAGCCCCACTCGACCAAGAAGAATTTGTTGTATTGTTATAGCCGTTATATGAAGCAACCCATGTATTTGTTGATGCGTCAAAAAGCGTAATCGTCATTACACCTACAAGCGCATTTGTTGCATTCAAACTTTGTAGCACAAACCCGGTTCCCGGTTGATTACTACTAGATGTTGGAACAGTTGAAAGACTTTGAGAGCCGCCAGAATACCCAGAAGTTACCCAAGTTGGGGTAGCTCCGTATCCAAGTTGAAAAATTGGTGCATCTGTTCCAGTTGTTGAAACACCATTTAACATAACGGTTATGCGCTTCACATAGCTTGGCAGGCTTGTGTACTCTATACTAGTTTGGTTTGTCAGGGTTACAGCAGTGCCTGATGCAATCGTCCCACCTTGAATCGTCTTGTTCGTCAGCGTCTGGGTTGCATCAAGCAGCGTTGCTTGGCTTGCTGGGTAGGTTACAAAGACATTCTTCGTCCCCGCAGAGAAGTTAACCAAGCTGCCGGAGTTGCTGGAGCCTAAGACTGTAGTGCGGCTGAGAGTGGTTCCCGACGAGGTGTATGTACCCAGCCCAACTTCCCACTCGGATGTGCCTTGTCCTGCAATTGTGTAGTAGGTGGTGTTGGCGTTGCCCACTGCGGAGAATGACTGGAAGCCTTGAACCGCGCCCAAAAGCGTTACCGTACCTGTGCCTGTGGTAGTGGTAGTCTCTTGAACCCGGTCGGCTAAAACAAGCGCCATCTACATTCCTAAGTAGCGTTATCTACCAGCACCCAGCCCGGTGTCTGGTTCGTTCCAATTGTACCCCAGCTAGGTGTTTGCCCAGTGGTAACCGCCGCCCAGCTTGATGCCTGCGCATTGGCTATTACTGTCCATGCCACAGTCTGAGCGTCGTTGATATTCTGCCAGTTTGCTGTCTGGCTGTCATCTATTGGTTTCCAATATACCGCAATTACATCTCCGACTGTGCCACTTGCTGCTACGCCGGTCAATGCAATCGACCTATTCCCAAGTCCAACTGAACCAGCAATTGCAGCCGCAGCCGCGCCCGTCAGGTCAAAGCTGTAGGAAATCGTAACTGTGCCGGTGCTACCAACAGCCTCCACCCCAGTGAATGGGATAGATAAATATCCAACTTCACCAACAGCCTCTACACCAGTCAAGGTCAGTTGTTTGGCTACACCAAACGTGTTTACCACGCCGCTTGCCACAACCCCAGTCAAGGCAATCTGGGTCTCTCCGCGAGAAACATCCCCCACCAGTCCGCTTGCAGCTACGCCAGTCAGAGATACATTCAGCGCAACACTGACGGTTCCTACATTACCGGTGGCGACATCCCCAGTTTCCGCTGCTGAAGAACTTGGTGTCAGCGCCCCAGTCAGGCCCGAGCCTGCAACACCAGTCAGGGCAATGCTGATAGAGGCAGCGACTGCGCCAACATCCCCGACAGCCGCATCCCCTGTTACATCCTCGGCATTGGAGACCACCACAGAACCAACTGCCCCGCTTGCCTCATTACCTGTCAGAGCAAGCTGAGTTTCACCCCGAGAAACTGTTCCCACAAAACCGCTTGCGGCTACACCTGTCAATGCCGCTGAGTTAACAACGCTTACTGACCCTATATCGCCTGTGGCGGCATCGCCGGTAAGTGGGAAAGCTATGCCAAAAGCTACGCTGCCTACATCGCCAGCGGCTGAAACTCCAGTCAGCGCAACGCTTACCGACAGCCCAACGGTTCCTACGTTACCTGTGGCTACATCACCTGTTTCTGCATCAGAGTTGCTTGGAACTAGGGAGCCGACATTGCCGGACGCATCGTCAAGGAACGCCCCGCCCCAAGTTGCGTACCCCCAAGCAGGGATGCCCCAGCCGCCGTTGTTTAGCGCTACGGATGTATTTGGAGAAAGCGTGCCGGAGCCGCCAGTAGAAGCTACGCCCGTAAGAGCGACGGATACCCCTTGGGCTACCGACCCAACATTGCCTGTTGCAGAAACGCCGGTAGGTACAAACCCTATATTAAAAGATACAGAACCGACATTACCTGTACCAGACGCGCTGGTAAGGACGATAGTCCCGCCCCAAGCGTTATAGCCCCAAGTGGCGTAGCCCCATGTGCCCGGGTTTGGTTCGGACGCGCCCGTTGCACTGAACGGTGCGCCAGATAGTGGCGCAAACCCGAACATGCCCTACCTCACTTTAGGTAGTGGACAGGCGCAGCAACGCGGTAGTCGTGGTATTGGACGGCATAGTCAGCGTGAAGGTTCCAGCCGTGATGGTCTGAGAACCGAAGGTATGCACACTAACTGCCTTGTTGCTCTGCGTCGAGTTGTACAGCAGCACCGTATCAAACGCTGTAGTGAGCGTGACGTTGGTATAGACAAACGATGCAGAGGGAGTCCAATAAGCCACGCCAGCAGTCGATGAACTGTTGGTTGCTGTAGGCGCGGTAGCGTTGGTCACCGTCACGCCACCAGCCGTGTAGTTTGTACCGGTCACTTCACCAGTAGACGAATATGCTGTGGTAGCTGCATTGATGGTAGCCGAAGCAAGATACAGAGCCGCTTTAAACGTGTCGGCGGCAGTAGTCCCACGGGTAGGAGCCGTGCCGAAGTTATGCGTGGCGGTCAGCAACTCCCCCATGAAGGAGGTGCACATTGATTGGGTATTAGCCATGATTAGTCCTTAAAAAGAAGCTGTTTCCGCGCCCGCATATCCGGGCATTTTCTTCAGCGTTACATGCGCAGACCGGTGAACCAATTCGCCATCCAGCCAGTACTCAGTCCACGTAGTGAACTCATTCTCGTTGTCCACCTCACCAGAACGTCGCTCAAGCAAGGAATCATCCATCTCGCCTTTGGTTGTAGTGACAATCAATTTGAACTCCTGATAAGTGCGGTGGTGGAAGTGTTGGCAGGCATGGTGATTGTAAAGGTAGTGGTCGAGGTTTTGTCTGCCCCGAAGTCAATCACTGCAATGGATTTGTTGCCTTGTGAGGCGTTGTACATCAGAGCACAACGGGCCGTGATTGCTGCCGTCCATGACGTGTTTGCCCAGTTCACATACGCCGTGTACCCAGAAGAACTGATAGCCACTCCAGTCAGGGTATTCCCGCCAGCCGTGTAGCCAGACGCTACAACCTCACCGGTAGTTGTATATACAGTCGTGTCCGCGTTTAAATCAGCATTGCCTGTGTATAGCGCAAGCTTGATGGTGTCCGTGGACAGATTGTGGACGGCCTGATACAGCTCCTTCTTGAAGCTGGTGGTCTGGGTTTGAACGATGCTCATGCAACCCCGCTATTCTGCGGCAAAGGCGCTTGACGATACTGCCCACTACGGTAGGCATCGCTGCGCTCCAGACCATCACCCAGACGTTTAGCCAGTCCAAGGGCTTCCTTGTACTTGCCGTCGTACAACGCAATCATGTCGGCCTCACCCTTCATAAAGGTGTATGCCTCTACCAGTGAGCCGTACAGCAGTACGGTGTCAAAGTTGTCACCCAGCCAAGTTGTAGATGCAGTCACAATGGACTCAGGGTAATAGTAGTAGTGCAGTTCAGCGGAGTAGGTTGCATCCGGCGTAGGGCCAAGGATGAACGACAGCTCGTTGCTGATGGTTGAGCCTGAGACCGTCGGGCCAAACAAGGCGTAGTACTTTGGTGTTCCCGTATCGGTCGGCGTTGGGTATGCCTCGCGCATGAAGTTCACATCCTTGTTGAGCAGGAATGTGTACGGGCTAGAACCGGAGTAGATAGCCAAAGAGAATGAAGACAGAAAGTCATCCGGGCAAGACAAGTACTTATTGCCAGATGTGATTGTCCCCGTCACGTTCTTACGCAACGAGGGGAACTGCACCGAGTTGTAGATGCGCTGCTCCGCTTGCTCAATGAAGCGGTTAATCTGAGATGTAGACGAGACCGTAGAACCATCCGCGAGCGTAATCGTCGGGAAGTTGTTTTCTGTATAGGTCTGAATTGATGAGACCAAGGCACTGTAGTCGATTTAAGCCACCATTTCCAAAGTAAACTTGCCAGCTACTTTGCCTTTCTGCTTAACTGCGTTACAAACACTCGTGCGTAGAACACCAAAAAATTCAGCCGCTGCTTTCTGTGACCGGAAAGAACATTGAAGTTCTGGGCAGTATACCGGTTTCCACTTTGCTTGCGCCGCTAACATGCGCCCAATTGCGGGGTCACGTTTTTGCTTACACGTTTTTATTTTTGGTATCGGTGTTTGTTTTTTAACATGGTCTGCCCAACGGGCAGCAATGCCAATAGAAGATACTTTTTTACCCCGTGCCGTAGCTTCCGGCGTTTGGGCAGCACGCTGAATACTCTGTACCGTTTTTGCCCGCCACTCAGGGTTTTCCCATCTTGCTTTTGCCGCATCTGACCGCTTGCGCCTTGTGGCTTCTGTTACCTCAAAGGGCCGCAGCCCCATGCCTCCCTTGGAGGCGTTGTAACTTGGTTGTAGCTCTGCAATCACTGCAATTTCTGCGCGGTTCAATGCTTCCGCATCAAAGGCAACAAACACTTCCTCAACCCCAAATGCATCACAGCCAAACTCTAGCAAGGCATTTTGGAACCTTGCTTTCCTAGCTGTACTGCAAATAGCTGTTCTCCAATGCGCAGCCCATCTTTTTTGCACGGGCTGACGCGTCTGCCCAACATACTGCTCACCAGTATGCTTGTTAGTTGCAACGTAGATTGAGCCGTAACGCATCATATTTAGGCCATCGGACCCCTTGACATTGTTCCTTTGGTAGCTGCGCCAGTACCGCGCATTTTGATACCAGTTGTCTTGACCTGTTCGTCACCAGCAGACTTGCTGTATTGACCAACGCTGATGTCAGACGTGTCGAGCTTGCTGCGGTTGGGCTCTTTCCCGGGGTTGGGCTCAACGCTCACCGTCTTTCCAGACATGGTGTGAGGCTTGGCGTAGGCGGAAGCAGGTTTGTTGTTGATGGTGGCCATGATTCACCCCGTTTTCTGGTTGGCTGCACGGGACAGGTTGCGACCAACGCGCATCCGGTCTTCGGAGGTTGGACCGCCTTTTTTCATGCCCTTGGCATGCATACGCGACTCGTGACCCTTGACCATCTTCTTGGCCTCGGTGTCGGCAATGCGTTTAACTGTCTTTGTATCCATCATGGACTCCTATGAAACCGTTACTGTTACTGTGCCAACACTTGTGGTTCCGACCAAGTAATTGGGGGTCAAACCTATGTCTGTACTGCCTGCTCCGCCAACCGGATTCCAGCCCCACTGAATATCTCTACTACCGCCACTATTGTAGCCGTCAGGCATAGGCCCTGCGGTGTAATACGTGGTATCTCTACGTGGATTGCGTAGGGCTTGAGGGTCATCGACTGGATACATACCAAGCTGCAACTGGGGTTGGTCAGGGTCCCAGCAGCTTTTGCAGACCAACAGGTTGTATGTCTTGGTCTTGATGATTTCGCGTTTCAGCTCAACGAGCTTGAACTGCTGTCCGCATCTGTCGCAGATAGCAATCGCTTTCTTGCCGGATGCGAATCTGTTTGCCATTAGATGTACGTCTGACGCGGCACAAACCGCAGCGCTGCTGTTTCACGGTCTTCGGAGGAGGCCAGCTCCCATGCTTCGTCGTATTGGGCTTTAAGCACGTCCAGCCGCACCATTGCGTTGGGAACCTTGAGTGCCAAATAGTAGGCCAGCCCCGCCACCAAACAGTTCAAGAAGCGAAAAGGTACGTCCATCGTGTTCACACCGCCGCCAGCATCGTCAATACGGCGCATGCGCCAGTACACAAGGGTGTAGGTCTGGGAGTTGTCCGGTGTAGGCCACACGGTCACGCAGGGAAGGTTCTGTGTGTAGACCGAATCCCCGGCAACATGGACTGCTGCGGTAGTTCCGTTCTGCGCACGCACGCAGTTGTATAGGGTATTCCCTGTGACGTATCCGTAGTAGATGGTCTCTGTGCCAATCAAAATGAATCCCGCAGAAGCCAAGTTGGCTGCGGAGGTCACTGTAAGGGTTGTGTCAGTCGAGGTGATGCTGGCACTCAGCGTAGTGATTGCCGCCGTGGTGGAGCCGTCCAACCGCTGGAACCACAACTGAATGGGCCGGGCTTGCTGCAACTTGTTGGGGATGGTGGCGTAGGTCGAAACGCTGATGCGCGTGATAGTCAGGTCTGCTTGCGTTGCCACGCTGCCTTCCCCTGTACGAATGACATGTTCCAAGAGGTCAACGGTATCAAGCGGCACGGGGTACGTAGGAACGCCGGGAACCAAAGTGATAGAGCCTTGCTCAAACGTCCACATGTTTACACCGCGATTTGCCCAATCAGCAAACAGCAAGTTCAACGAACGCCGCGCTGTCTTTAGGTCGTAGCCGGTGCGCAACTCAGAACCCGTGCGCTCATACGCCTCCTCAACGATTTCCGTCAAGTCAAGGTTGAACGTAGCGCTTCCTGAAGTTGCCATTATCTAAAACCTGCTGTTTTCTTTGCGATGCTTTTTGGCTGGGCTACAAACTGTTTGCCTGCTGCTTTACCTGCCCGTTTGGCTTTGGTAGTTGCAGCGTACTCGGATGGGGACAAGGACTTGATGGCAGCTTCAGGGAGGTATCGCTCACCTGTTTTTGACGACGGCTTTCCCGACTTGGTACGCCACTTCTGGTCGCCCCAATCTTTCAGGGATTGTTGCGGTGCTTTCAATCCTTGTACCCTCCGCCCGCAGCCTTGTACTTCTTGGCTACAAGCTGCGCTTTACGTGCTGACCATTGGCCTGCACCTGTGCCCTGTGTGGCCGCAGCCTTGACTTGGGACAGGATGCGTTTACGCAGACTCGGCTTGGTGTAGTTTCCCGCAGCATTGACCTTGCCGCCTTCCGCGTACTGCGTGAAGTCGGTGTCATCCCGACGCGCTTTCTTCTTCGCGCCGGGCATCTTGGCTGGGTTAACGGCTCCCATGCCGCGAGAGGACATCACAGGTATTTACCCCGAGTTCTGCCGCGCTGCGCAATGCCGTCACCGCGACTTGCACCGCTGGGCTTGGACATTTTGGAAGACGCCAGACCGCCGGATGCCATCTTGACTACACCCCCTTTGGCACGCCGTCCGCCGGAGGCACGCAGTGTATCCAACCGAGCTTGCTCTGCACGCTGTTGTGCAAGGTACGCGGCTTGATTAGCGCGAGATGTAACGGCCAATGCGTCCGTTTTACGGGCACTGGGGCTTGCGGCTGCCGCCATTCTGTCCGCTTGCATTGCGGGATTAACTGCCCTAGTGTAATCGCCCAAAGCTGCACTGCTTGGTGTATTTGCTGTACTGGCGCGGTTGTAGTCGTTTGCCGAAGCTACGTATCCGGGCGGGGTAAACGCTCTTGTTGTAGGAACGGCTTCATCCGCCTGTCCTGCTGTAGTGAAAGCGCCCATTGAACTTTGAACGCCGGGAGGGGTAAAGGCCCGTGTTTTGGGAACGGAAACGACTTCGGCCGCAGCGGGGGCCGCAGCCGCAGCAGGAGTTTTTGAATTTGCACCTGCGGCTTTCAGCTTTTGGTATCCATCAATTGCCGCAGTTTGGCGACCGCCTTGCCCAACATCGCTAGGCCGCATACCGCCAGACCCTTTGGGGCCGTATTCCGCTTCAAGTTCAGCCGTGCGGTCAACCCTATCCCGCGCATACCGAGGAACCTCAACTTCATCGGGCTCGGGACGCGTGGCACGTTCGTACGCGCCTTGGTTGGTCATGTCCAAGCCTTCGCCCATTTTTTTCTTGGGCTCGTTCTTTTCGCTGTACTTGTCGTACGCGTACTTGCCCGCGATGCCGAGGGCTGCAAGGGCAGCTAGGTCTCGTGCTTTCATGGATTACTCCTTAGCAGGCCATGCCGCCTTTGTTCATTTTGACTTGGGTAGCTTTGGTCTTGCCGCGGGAAGCAACACCGTCAGCCGCACGGACGTATCCGCCGGTAGCCATCTTGGTCATACCGCCTTTTTTCTTCATCATCATTTGCTTTTTGTCCAATGCCATGTCCGCTTTGGAGCCCTCTTTCATGCCCTTCTTCTCTACGTCCTTGCCGGATTTTTCAAATTTAGCAAATGGGTTCACACCTTTTGTAGCCATCTCACCACCTCGTTTAAAAGTTTTGCCTTTGTCGGCCTTGCTGAAATCCTTGCCCACAGACTGTGGGACTCCTGCCTTCTTGGCAAACGATGGGCTGTGCGCCACCGCTTCCATGAAATTGTGCTGTTTCTTACTTGTGCTCGGCATCGTCGTCTTTCTTCTTCCACTTGATGACCTCGGCAAACGATTTGCCCGTGGCCATCTCGACAATGCGCATCACACCAACGATAGCTCCGATAAGACCAAACACAGGTGAGACCCATTCCAAAAATGCGCCGATGGTTGAAAAAACGGCAGCGACATCAAGGATGTCTTTGACGGTGTCGTGATGTTCAGTCATATCAGCAGTTCCACGCTTTCAGCGATTTATTGATACGGGAATTTGGGTCTTTCGCGGTCTTCTCGCTGGTCAGCTTCTTCTTCATCCCTTCCATACGAGCGCAGAAGGAGTCGCGCCTGCTGCCGCCTTCGGGCTGGGGAGGTTTCAAGTTCATGCCTTGCTTTTTCGCGGAGGCCCGACCCTTGGCGTTGAGGCCACCATTGGGATTCTTGCCTTCTTTGCGAGTCCATGCTGGAGACTTAGCCATAGAACACCGTCACACCGGTAACCGATGCGCTCAAAGCAAGATACAGCGTGCTGCTGAACTTAATCCCCTCACCGGGGATGTCGAATGTGTACGTGTTGGGGTTGGTGTTGCTGGCAATGTCAATTTCCAACAAAATCGTTCCTGACGAACCCCCATCTTTGAACTGCACGGTCGCAGCGGTACTTGCTGCTGGGCAAATAATCAAGCCCTTTAGCCGTGTCGGCCCATTAAAAAGCGTGCCCGCTGCGCTTGCATGAGCACTCTTAACGTCTGTCTGTTGCATAACTAATCTCCTATGAAACAGGGGCCGAAGCCCCCGAGACTAATTACTGCTGGTTGGCAGGAGGCGACATGTTGCCGCTGGAATCCTTGACGATGTACTGCACGGTAATCTGTGCTGCACCGCCGCTGGCTGTACCTGCGCAAGCATAGATGAATTGCAGAATCAGGTCGGTTGAACCCACGTTCAGAAGGGTAGCCATGTTCGTTCCCGACAGCGTGACGGTTGCGCGGCCCACAGCCAAAGGAGTCGTGGTAGCGCCGCCAACGGTAGCCAATGAAGTGCCGCCCGAAGTCTGAACAGTGATGGTGTTTCCGGTCGTGCCAGCAAATGCGGTAGTGATGTCACAGAAGATGTTGGTAATCTGTGCGCCTGCGGGGATGACCGCAAAGGTCGTGGCAGTCGTGGTGCTAACCGTCAGTGAGCCGGTTTGGCAGACTTGGGTAGCGCCTGTGTTCTGGATGGTTCCAGCGGTAGTACCAGTGGTATTTTTGACCGTGCCCAAAAGCCACGGGCCGAGATGAGTTGCGAATCCCATGATAAATCCTCACATACAAGTGGAGCGCATCAATCGGTATGTCGTCCAGCCGGGACTGGTTTGATACGCCGGTAACCCCGGAATGATTGCAATATACACCAAAAAGAAAAGGGGCACAAGGCCCCTTTTCTCAGTCCTTTTAGGACGAACCGGGAGAACCAAAAATTCCCAGCGGGTCAGACCAGCCGAACGAATAACGCTCACGAGCCTTGTAACGGACGTTACCAGTATCGAAGTCGCCATCCATCGAAGTGGCCATAGGCGTACGCACGAAGTGCTTCAGCCCGTTAGGCACGTCAGTGGTCAGATACCAGCCATTGCTGTCTGTCAAGAAGTGGTTGACAGTGTAGCCTTCAGGAATCGAACCATTGTTCTTCAGTGCGTTGATGTCGTTGTCGGTAGTACCAACACGCAGGCTGGTTTCCAACAGACGAGTAGCAACGAACATCAGAGACGGGGGAACAATCAGCTTGCGGGGCTTGGCTGCAATCAGCAGGCCCTTCTCATCCGTCCAAGCGGCGATTTGGATGACGGCGGCTTCCAAGGAAGTCTCGTTCAAATCAGCGCCAGTGGTCGGGCGATTGCTGTTGGTTCCGCCATTGACCAGCGGGTGAGCAGTGCTGAACAACGAAACGCCGTCGCCGCCAATGTAGTTGGCAGAGAAACCGTTGTTGATAACAGCAGCAGCTTTAACCTGCTTGGTGTACGCCATACCGCGTGCCAAAGCCTTGGTGTAGCGGGCAGACAGACTGTCGTACAGGTTGTCTTCCACAGCTTCCTCGGTGATGGAGAAGCCCAGCGCAATGGTTTCGTGGTTGTAACGGGAAGTGAAGGCTTCCTGCGCATTGTCATAAGCAATGGCTTGGCCCTCGTTCTTCACCGGTGCAGCACCGAATCCAGCGAGCTTGGTTTCTTCTTCAAAGCTACGCTCCGATTTCTCGGTCTCGTAGATTTCCTTGTGCTCTTCGCCATAGCGGGCGTATTCAAGTCCGTACAGAGCGTTCAGACCCGGAAGGAGTTCCTTCAATAGTTGTGCGCGTGAAATAGCCATGATTTAGCTCCTTATGCACCGGTTGCGGAATAGTAACCGTGCAGACCTTGGTTCAATTTAACCAAGATTTCGGGGTACTGGGTGAAGACGACGGTCGAGCTGTAAACACCCGAGTTGATTGTGAAGCTTGCGGCTTGGTCCAGCACAACGGAGGTTGCGCCAGCGGCTGCTGCGGTTGCCACAAAAGAACCCGTCTGTGCAACTTGACCACTGGTGGTCAACACAGAAACGTCCGTACCAACGGGCAGTGCGTAAGGCAGTGCACTCACGGTCAGGGTAGTAGTACCCGTGCTGTAAGTAGCAGTACCCAAAGCAACTGCGGTATCAGGCACAACGCCAACCATGCGCAAAGGCAGAGTGGTGGTGACCGGAGTAGCCGTAGGAGCCAGAATCGCGTTGGCCGAATTGCCAGTGTTGACGCTGCCGGTGTTGTTGATGGCTGACAGGTTAGTGCCAATCATCGCCAGAGCGCCCGAAGCAACGGTAGTACCGGAGCTGCAAACAACCGCCTTGAACACGGCATCAGGGTCATCCAAGATGTAGGCTTGGCAATCACCGGCGGCGGTGCTTGCGGGCCAATACTGGGAGAACAACTTTTGCTTAGTTGTGGGGTTGGTGTAGGTGCAACCCAAGAAAATACCGACGGTCTGGTTCAGACCAGTGCCAGTAGAAACCGAGGCGCGTGTGGCAAAGCCACGGGATAGAACCACGAAATCTCCGTAGAAGATGCTGGTCGCGTAACCGTACTGGATGTTGTACATGCGGGTAGAACCTGCAAATACTTGACCACCAATAAGGTTCTGCGGCAACAGTCCGTACGGAGCTGATACGACAGGATATGCCATGAAAAACTCCTATTTATTTAAGACCAAGACCAAAACCGCCACGCGTTGAACTGGATTTTCTTTCCGAGAACAACGGCATGCGCGGGTCATTCTGACGCAAAAAGCTATTGTCTACCGAGTCCATCTGTTGCTGTGCTTGTCCGTTGTAGTACTCAGCCATAGCTTCTACGTTCTCGGTCGGCTGTTTGCAAAGCATCAGCCCTCCGATTTCGATGTTGCCTGTCTTTTCGTTGCCGGTTAGCATCATTTCAGGGTAATCCACTGCCTTACACGGTTCCCATCCGTCACGCAATTTACGCGACACATTGGTAGGGTCAGACTGCCCTAGGATGTGTGTCGCAATCCAGCGGTGCGTCATACCGGGGATTGGGTCGGGGTCAGGCAGAGTACTGGACGGTCGATAGACCTTACGCACAGATTTTTCGCGGGAAACAAGGTCACGGGATTCACGAGTTGCCATAATATTAAGACTCCAATTTTGCTACTTGAGCAGCGTACTGCTGCGGGGTTAATCCAAACTTCTTGGCCAACGCAAGCGCTGACGGCGTAATCTGAATTTTCTTTGGCCCTGACGAACGGGTCGCTGGGGCTACCACGGATGCTGGACGCTGACTCCTTTCACTTTGGGGCTTTTCACTCCGGCTACTCCCGAACACTTCGGGAAATTTGCTTCTGACACTATTGTCAATCTGCGCGTAGTACTCATCACTTTGCGGGTCAATGCCCGAGTTCACTAGCTTTTGATGCAACCCTAGTGCGTAGTTGGATACATCCTCGAACCCCTCAGAACCGAACCACTGGTTTTTTGCTTGCCAGCGCAAGGATTTTTGGTCAGGTTTTCCCTGTGGGGCCACAGGTTGTTGCGTTTGTACACTATCGCTGTACGTTTGTAAAGGGGCCGGGCGGAAGCTTTTTGCCCGCTCCAAGTTGAACTTGGCGTCGGTCATGGCTTCCTGAGCGGCAATGATGGCGTCCGTGTCAAAGGCTTCTTGCGCTTCCTTGTACTGACGGCGGGCTTTTTCCATCTCGGCTTCCGCAGCGGACAGGCCGGAGGCAGCAATCTGCTTTGTGCCTTGCTCGACGTAGCCCTTGAGCTGTTTGTTCTCGTCCAACAAAGCTTGGGCCAGCCGCTCCAGCTCCTGCTTTTCCCGCAGGGTGGACTCTTTGGCGCGGCGTTCGTCGTGCCGTGCGTGGGTCAGCTTCTTGATGCGCTCTTGGACTTTGGAGCTGTAGGTCTCCAGTTCTTCGTCCGTGGGGTCTTCGACCGGCTCTTCCAGCTTTTGACGACCGCGGTCTTGCTCCGGGGTATCGTCTACGACTTCGACTTCAATGTCGGTGTCGCCGGTTTCAATGTCAACGGTGACGGTTTTTTCGTCTTCAATCTCGTCGGGAAATTTGAATTCAGACATGGGTGATTCCTCTCGGGTCTTGCACAACACCTTCAACTTGGTCGTCGTTGATTAAGCGCATCTCGCGCCCGTACATCTTGAACCGTGTGCCTGCATACGTACGGGTAAGTACGAAATCGCCTTCCTTGCACCAAGGGCCTGTTGGGAACTTGGATTTGTCGGAGTAGGCATCAGGGCCAACCTTGACCACAAACAAAACCGCCGTGGTCAGCTCTTCTCGCTTCATCATGTCTTTCGGCTTGACAAGGTTTGTGCCTTGAATCAGCTCTTCGACTTCAGGCAAGAAGCACAACAGCTTGTACCCAGACGGGTCGGGTAGCTGCTTGGCTTTTTCCGCATCCGTCAGCGTTTCGTCAGGGACTTCCGCTGTTTGGATGGGCTGGGGCATTTCTACCCCCGGAGGCAAGAGGATGTCACTCATCGTTGTTTTCAACTTTCTTCAGCAGGGCCAACAGGTAGGACTCTGCGGTGGCTAGGCCCTGTATCACCCCGCAAAGTTTTTGGTACTCTTCAAAAGACCGACAGGCCCCACCAGCCATGTGGTCCGCGTAGTTGTTCATGTCTTCGCGTATTTGCGCGTTCAGTACGTGTGCAAAATCTTGAATCATTCTTCAGTCTCCGTTGGTGTAGTTTGTTGTGTTTGCATCGCTTGGTCTTTTGCAATCTGCGCACCCAGCTTGACCCCTGCGTGCTCTTGGTCAAATTTCTGCTGGGCTTGTTTCTCCCGGATGGAAGCTCCGACCTTTACGCCCTCCAACTGCATGCGTGCAGCAGCTTCTTCTTTGCGTGCGTTGTTGATGTCCGCTTTGGCCGCTGCCTCCATCACCATGCGTTGCTTCTCCAGCTCCAGCTTGGCTTGCTCAATTGCAAAGTCCTGCTGCACCTTCTGCGCCTCCAACTGCAAGCTGCCCTGCTTGAGCTGCAACTCCTGCTGCTGCATCACCACCATCGGGTCTTGGGCTTGTTGTTGCGCTTGCTGTTGTTGTGCCTGCTGCTGGTTTACCTGCAACGCCTGCTGCGCGGCTTGCGCCATCATGCTGGACAACGCCTGCTCAATCTGCGGCGGCAAGTCTTCGTCCTCGGGCGGTAGGGCCAAGCCCAACTGCGCCTCAATCTGTTTGCGGTACTGGTAGCCCGCGTGCTCGGCAACGTGCGCCATGAGCGCGGCTTGGATGACCGGAGCCTTGGGGTTCTGACCAATGCTGGCTGCAATCATGGGGTCTTGCATCATCGACATGTGCACCGCGATATGCGCCTGATGGTCTTGGTTCAGGAATGCCTTCACCGGGTCGCCTTTGAGGAGCGACATGTTCTCGGTCACCGGGTCGCGTGGCTTCTGGTCTTCCGGCAGGGGAACCAACTTGTCGGCGTTCTTGATGCCCAGAATCTCCAGCATGTTGCGGTGCAACTGGGGCATGTTGTAGATGTCAGGCGACGCCTGTGCCATCTGCATGACCGCTTGGTACTGGACGACCCGCTGGCTCATGGTGGCCGCGTTGGGGTCGCTGACCGGAATCACGTCCACATGGTCGTAGTCCTCACGTTTGGCCGTGGGTGCGCCAATGTCGGGCTGGTAGTCGTACGCTGGCTCCGTGTAGTCACGGATGATTGCCGCCAGCAGCCGCAGCTCCTGCTTGAATGTGTAGTGCAGCCGGGCCTGAACCGCCGACATCACCTTGAGCTGGCGCTCCAGCAAGGCCAGCGTAGTGCCCACCGGGGCTTGCCCCGACATGTCGCTAATCTTCATGTCCGCCGTGGACGCGAACCTTCTACCTTCTTCTACGATGTTATTCAGCAAAGTGTATAGAACTTGGCTGGGCTCTTTGTACGGCAGGGGCAGGATGTTGTCGCGCAGCGCACCGGAGCCAATGTCTACGTCGCGGAACTCGCCCGGCTGGATGGGAGTGTCGTCTCCCTTGATGCGCAGGCCACGGGACTTCAGACCACCGGGCAAGTTGGACAGCGTGCCTGCATCCACCAACTGACGCATGATGCTGGTCGCGCTCTTGGCAAACCCGCCGATGAGGTGGAACAGCCCGAACCCGTACGCGCCAAAGCCGGGGATGTACTGGTAGTGCACAAAGTGCTGGCGTTTTAGCTTGAGAGGGTCGTCCTCCAGCCAGTTGCGACGAATGGCCAGCACATCGTTGCTGCCCTTAATCATCGTCACCACGTACGGCAGCGCAATGCCGGTCATGCCTTCTTTGTCTTCGTCCTCGAATCCTGTAATGTCCAAATCCACATGGACTTCATAGACCGTGTACCGGTCGTCGTTGATGTCGCTGAAGCCGGTCTCTTTGTCCTTGGCCTGCTTGATGTCGCTACGGTCTTTGTCTGTCTCGGGCAGCTCAATGTCGCGGTAGAACCCCGCTTTCTGGAGCTTGATGATTTCGTTCTCAGTCTTGCGCATGACGTGCGTGATGCGGTAGCACGTATCCAAGTCGGTCGTCCCGTACGGCAGGATGATGTCCTCTGCCGGTATGAACATGGAGACCTGACGCCCAAGACTGGGGTCAAAATAGATTTTCTTGAACGCTGAACCCGTAGCAGGTAGGCTCCACAGCATGCGCTCTTGCTCGGGCCGGAACTCCCGCATGACTTCGGTCAGCTCATAGTTCATGTCAGCCTCGACCCGTTGCGCCGCCTCAAGTTTCTCGGGAGTCTCTTTACCCACAATCTTTGTACGTACAGGCCCTTGCGCTGGGAACATCTCTGTGATGGTCTCCGACTGGAAGCGCACCACAGCCTCGGTAATCATGGGGTGGAACACGCCGCTGGCGCCTTGCCACGGCTCCGTGCGGTCTTCGTACTGCAAGCCCAGCAGCTTGATGCCCTCGGTGTACGCTTTCTCCCAGTCCTTGCGGCTGGCTTTGTCGTTGTCAATGTCGTTGGACAGGTCGCTTGCAAGCTCCTGCAAGTCCCCGTCGTCCATCAGGTCGGCCAAGTTTGCGCCAAAGTCGTCCATGTTGTCGCCGGGGCGGATGGAAAGGTCAAGGTCTCCGGCGTGGATGTTGACTTCTTCGGGGTCAACAATCTCAATCTCGATGGGTTCTTCGTCCCCGGCAAGGTCGTCCATGCCAAGCGGTGCTTGATATAACCCTTTGTCCACATTGGTAGCCATACTTATTTCTTTCAGTAGTATGCGGCTGCACGCCGCCTAAAAATTTTCGGCTCATCCTTCTCATCGGAGTCCAACGGGATGAAGCCGCCTTGTCGATAGCGCAGCAGGGCTTGGGTTGTCGTGTCCACGTAGTCGTCGTTCTCCCCCACCGGGAAAGCCGCAATCTCTTCAATCACCTCACGCGCCCAGCGTGTATCGGGAGCCCACACTTTACCTGATGTGAACAAGTCGGCCACCGCGTTGACACGCACCATCTTGTCGTTGCCGCGGCTGGGGCTGAACTCTTGGACCGGGATGCCCATCTGGCGCAGTTCTTGGATGAGCGGTGCACCAGCGGCTTTCTTCTCCACGATGAACGCGTCGGGCTCCCACTCTTTGTAGTGCCGCAGCGCAACTTGCTTGAGTTCGGGGAATGCCATGCGGTCTTTGAACGCGTCCAGCAGAATGATTTGGGGCGTGTTGCCCTCTTCCTCGTTGTACCAAACGCCCCACGTCGTGCAGGCACTGTAGTCAGACGTGTTCTTGGTCTCAAACGCCGTGTCCCAGCTCTGGAGGACGTATTCACACTGGGGCGGGTCTTCTGCCGTCCAAATCCGCCAGCTCTTGCGGGAAATCAGCGCCGAGTTGTCCATTGTCGGCTGCTGCATGTACTGGGCGTTCCAATACCGGGGGTCAATGCTGGCCTTGGTGGCTTTCAGGGACTCTAGCGTCCACTGCTCGGGCCAGAGAGACTTCTCCTGCGGCGTGTCTTCGTTCAGGATGGCTGGAAGCTCCACGATTTCCCACGGAATCGACTCGGGATTCTTGGTTTGGTACGTCAGTAAGCGCCCTGTCAGGTCCAGCAGCGACCAACGGGTCATCACGATGATGATTGCCCCGCCCGGCATCAGCCGTTGCAGCGGCCCGGTCTGCATCCACGACCACGCAGTGTCAAACGCAAGGCGGCTGTTGGCTTTTACGTCCTGCTCAGAGTGCGGGTCGTCGATTACAAACAAATCCGCGCCGCGCCCGGCCAGTGCACCACCCACACCGGCAGCGTAGTACTGGCCTCCAGCCCCGGTTGACCATTTACCCGCAGCTTTTTGGTCGGCTGCGACCCGCGTATCGGGAAAAATGGCGTTGTAGTCCTCGCTGTCCAGCAGATTTCGCACCCGGCGACCATAATCCTCCGACAAACCCGCCGTGTGGGTGGCCATGATGATTTTTTTGTCGGGGTACTTGCCTAAAAAATAGGCAGGAAACAGGTAGGAACTGAATTCGGACTTGCCCATACGGGGTGCAATGTTGATGATGACGCGTTTTTTGCGCCCTTCAATCACGTCCGTGAAGATTTTGGCCAGCTTACGGTGGTGTGCGCCGATTTTGAAGCCCGGATAGACCGCCGTGGCAAAGCCCAGCATGTTATGTTGCGCTGCAGCAAGTGACACGCGCTTCTCTCGCACCTCCAAATCGTTGAACAGCTCCATCTTTTCTTGGAGTGTCATGGTCGGCAGCGCCTTCATCAGCGCTTCCAGCTCCTGTTTGTTCAGCGATGTGAGGATTTCAGGCGTCATTGGAAAGAACGGCTTCCTGAATATCGACTACGCCCATGAACCGATTGAGCTTTTCCTTGATGCGCTGCTCCAACTCGGTGTCGGTGAGCGATTCTTTCTGGACTTCAATCTTGTCGGTGAACAATCCCACCTCGGTCACCTTGCCAAGTAGGCCGAGCGCCTTGAGGCGGATGTTTGCGTTGGGGTTTTGGGTTTCTTCCACCAGTTTGGCGACGGTGTAGCCGCGCAGTTCTTTGGCTTGGTGGATGAACTCCCAGTCGTAAGCAGTCAGCATTCCCACCAGATGTTGCACCGCAGCAGGCGTCTTGACCTGTGCCAGCGCAGTGTGGGTAATTTCTTCCGGTGATGCGGAAACCAGATTTGCAAAGGTCTCTTGCGCGGCTTTGGTGTCAAGTGCAGTTGCCAGCTCTGTGCTGTCTACCGCGCCCATCTGCTTCAGCCAGTCGGTGGTATTGATTTTGGCGTTGAGCAAAGCTGTGGGGTCAGCCTTCCTTACCGCTTCCACTGGGCGTGGGCGGTTGGGGAGAATCTCCGGGTCGAAATCAATCAGGTGTTCAAACATGCGTAGGTATTGTGACCTCGTTGGACACAGTGTATACTACTTCTCGGTAGGTGTGCAACTCTTGTGCATTTGCTTCTCCTTGGTAGGTAACACTATCCTTAAACCCCCGGCCTCAAAAACCGGGGATTTTTTTTTGAAATTTTTAGGCCTGCCTATTTTTTAAGCAAGGGGGTGGGCTGCTGGATTGGGGTTAAGTTGTCTAAGGTTTTACAAAGTACTGGGAGCGTGTGGGGAATAGTGTTTGGGGCAATGGGCCATCGTCTGCTCCATAAGGGGTGATACCCCCGTGGTGGGGTCGCCATAGTGTCTACTACCCTGCATTATTTACACCCCTCGTGGTAAAATAGAGGCATCGGTTGGGGAATGGTTCCCTACTGATTCCGTTGCACAGTGCAACACTTTCCTACTGGAGAAACCTATGACGACTAAGTTCAACAAGACCGCCCTGTTCGCAGCCCTCAACAAGTTCGCCAACAATCGGGTGCAGTTCATTCAAGAGGTCATCAACGCGGGCTACCCTACGTTGGAGCAGGCCCGCCCGCACATCATGGAATGGGTGGCTATGCAGATTAAGGGTGTGGAAGCCGTGACACTCAAGACAGGGCGCGTGGTGTTCAAGGGCGACAAAACCGCTTGCAATTCCGCACGCAGCTCCCTGCGCGACTTTCTGCTGAATCTGGAAGGCACTACGCGCCGCAAGGCCGCGCCCAAGGCCGCTGCACCGAAAGAATCGGCCAAGGCCGCGCCGCTGACCAAGACGCAACGCACCGCACTCGACTTGGCTATCGCCGCTTTCGGTAGCAAGGCCAAACTGCTTGCCGCGCTGAAGTAAATCTGTTGCACAGTGCAACACTTTTCCGTGCATGACCCCGAGGGCGGGGCTTGTGCGGTGTTTCTTTTATTGTCAACTTACCTTTGGAGAATCCCATGTTCCACATCAGCGTTCGCGTCTGCGGCGGCTCATATCACTACGCAACCGCCGACAACCTATCCTGCGCCCTCACCCTTTTCCACGCCCTGACCAAGACCTTCACAATGGTTGAGTTGCGGCAAGGCACAACCCTCGTCAGTTCCTACAACAACGCCTAAGCAGGGCTTTCTGCAAGCGTAGCGTGCTGCGCTTGCGGGGCAATCCTGCCCAAATCTGTTGCACTGTGCAACGCTTTCCCTATGGAGAATCCTATGAACCACATCGCTAACCGCACCCAATCCATCAACCCGTTCACCCGCGCCACTCTGACTGTGTACCCTGTCGGGACATGGCGTGACGAGAAGGCCAAGCGTGATGTAACCGAAGCCCTCTACTTCTACCAGTGCGGGGCAGACCGCTACACAGTGACTGTGTGGCACAAGCCAAAGGCCAAAGTGTCTATACACTGACCGAGTGTCTTTAGAAATACTACACAAGTTAGTAGAATTTCAACCTATCCAGCGTATCTATAGCACGGACACACTTTCGGACACGCTAAGTTGTTGATTCGTAACAGATACCGGCGCGGTACTCCACTCTATATATATAAATATAATTATTAAGATAAGTAAGTAAGTATCTCTTCATATACCCACAAACTTCGGCGGCTTTGCTTGCCCTTGTTTCCTTTGGCGTATTAGTTCTTCCCAAAACAGAGACTTTATGGAGTACCGCGCCGTTTATCCTTACAAATCAAGGACTTTTCGTGTCCAGCACCACGACACAGCATATAGATACATTGGATACCCCAACAATGTCTACAAAAATAGGTATGCAGAATGTATAATAGCTTTGAAAGTGTTGCACTGTGCAACGCTATTGGAGACTCAAAATGCCCAAGCTACTGACCCGAACGCCCATGCAGCGCCGCGTGGAAGAACACGCTGCCATCGTCAAGAACACCATGCGAAAGGTGAAGATAAAGGACAAAGTGTGTAGAAACCTGTGGCGTGAGCTGGTGTACCCGCTGCGCCGTGAGCGTGCCAAGGTGCAGACCAGCATCGACTACTACGCCCGCAAGCCGGACGCTGACCCCTATCAGCGCGACACAAACGCCGCATACCTTGCCCTGCTCATAAAACTGGAGGACAAGTTAGTGGCATGGCAGACGCTGTACGAACACCGCACGCCCAAGCAGATGGCGTTGGAGAAGGGCGTGGCCAACCACGGCGCACACTGGTCTGACTGGATACCCGCGCACATCCGCGACCACTTCCTGATGGCCTACCAAGCCATCGATGCAAACCGCAAAGGTGGCCGAGCGCGTACCCCGTTCGAGAGAGAACCCGCACCCAAGATACCGCCCAAAGCTCGACGGGTGTCAAAGACCCCCGCGCCGCACCGACCACCAACCCCAATCGAAGAGCTGCGCGACCGCATGAAGGCGCTCGATGACGAGCAGCTACGCACAACCGACCCATACCGAAAGGAGGAAATACGCCAGACCATCATCGCCATGCGGACAGA